TTCTTCTTTACCATCAGTCCTAGCAAATTCCTTGAAAAGTGTTTTATTGGAATATAACTTTTCATCTAAGAACTTTGCTATTTCTCTTTCCACGATTGAATCATTTTTTCTGTTGTTAATTTCCATTATAATTGTTAATTTTTGCAAATATATAAAAAAATGTTAAAAAAACAAAAAATGAAGAAATATTTTTAATCTCCTCATTTCATTTTTGGTAACTATATACTTGTTAGCAGTATTTCTTTATGAAAGGCAAATGCATAAAGAAAGAGCAACCAACTATGTGATTGCTCTTATGTTTAACAAGCCGATTGGACTTGTACGTAAATGGTCTGAGATTAGAATTGGATTGATGGTAGCATAGAATTTCTACCAATTTCCACTTTGATACCTTTGAAAATCTTCTTTGCTATCAACCCTAATCATTAAATAAATACCATCTGCATCTTTTTCAACGATGAATTTACGTTCATCTGAAATATTTGTTACTACATTGCTTTCATAAGCACATTTTCTCCACAAGTCAAGTACTTTTTCTGGTTGATTTGAAGATAAAATGTTATAGGTTTTTATATAATCAGACGATGGTTTTCTACCGTTATTGCATTTTATATATATTTCAGGTGAACTCATCATTGAAACTTGTAAGTATGTATTTTCACCATCATATTTTTCATCATATGCTTGATTTTCATAATCATATTTCGCCTCCTTCAATATTTTATTTACCGATTCTTTCACAATCTTGTGAAGGTCACTTTCTGTTAGCCTTATAACTTTCTTATTCATATTAAATTCATTATTTTAATAATAAATATCATCAAAATTTGTTTTATTCGATAAATATCTATAAAATTTAGCAGCATAATTAAAACAATGAAAATGAGCAACCGTAATTGGCTGCTCATTTTTAGATATTTGGGTCAATTTCTATGTTATTACCTATTCGTTTGTTTCCTCTTCAATAAACTTAACATCTGACTCTTCCACCGTCTCACCGCCTTCTTCAAGTTTAGATAGTATGTCTTTTATATAGGTTTTCTTGTATTCATCTAGCCTATCTGGACTTACCAAACCATTATGTACGCAAGACATTTCTCCTTCATATGTTATATTCCAAGGTGTAGGCAACTGATTCTTCGTTGTTCTAATCTTGGTTGTTATGCCATAATTATAAGTTTCTCCTTTTGCAGTTGCAGTCAATTTCTTTGTTGAAGCCTTACCAATACCTCCAAGGTGAATAATCAATCTTGCTCCATAGAAGAAAGTCTTACCGCCTTTAAGTTCTATAGAAGGCACACCACCCATAGAATTCATTGAATCGTTCCAAATCTTATTTACGCAAAAAAATGTATTAGTAAATTCAGAGTTCAATTTTTTTGACAATGGAATACGATTATTAATAATGTTGTTAAATGCTTGAGATATTGCACCAGCATCAAACATATTATTTCCGCTTTTGCTTTCTAATGACTTAAAAGATTGAATTGAACCAATTGAATCCCAAATAAAACACATCGGATATGGTATTTCTCCACTTTCTTGTCTGTCGAGGAAATCATTTATAGAATATGCAATATCTTCAAGTACTGCTTGTTTACGTTTAGTTTTAGATTCTTTACCAGTAGAATAATCTCTATTTCCATATCTGTCAGCTAGCATTCTGCTATCGAAATAAAAGAAACTACCAGTATAATTAATCACTCTTTTTTCTGTATGCGTTGTTATTTCGCCCGTTTCCTCGTCTACATCTTCAACTTCCACATCGCCATAAACTGGTGTTGCTTTCATACCACAATCTATAGCATACTTAAAATCAAAATTGTTTTCAGTTTCATAGATTACTGGAATAATTCCATTATTTATACAAGATGCAATCAAACAGTTTTTAATTGTAGACTTACCCGTATTAGACCAACCAGTAACTATTGTTAAATATCCTTTAGGTATACCTGGAAGTTTAATTGCATCGGAAAATGCTTCTGGAAGTGGTATAAAATCCATTTCTTTATCAGCAACCGACTTGTCATAATCCAAGTTATCCTTCATGGTTAATTGCAGCTTTTCTTTTATACTTTCAATACTTGGTCTTTTGAATTCCTTTTTCTTAATAGGTTGTTTCATAACTATTTATAAATTTACGTAAATTATTCATTTTTTAGCATTTATTTAAAATTTCCTTTAATTGTGCAAAATGTTTATCTCTTTCTATGATTTCTTTCACATCTATATCATAGATTTTATTTTTTCTTCCAAAATCGTCAAATGCCTTATTAATCGTTCTCATAAAGATACGCCTTATGTATTCATACATAGATGAGACTTTAAATTTCAACTTAACGAATGCTGATTCTGGATTAATATCCCCCAATTTTGCTAGTTTTATATATATCAATCCTAGCTCTATTTCTTTATTTTTATCTTGTTTATTATAGATTATATCATCAATATAGCTAAGATATTTTTGCACTGACACCAATTTATCATATAAAGGAAAATCTTTTAAATAATCAACAAAATTATCTCTTGTTATTTTTTCGTTCTGCCTTATAAATTCATAAAGCCTATTAGATTCGCTTATAATTTCATTTTTGCTAATATTGTAAAGCGAATAAGCCATTTTATAATCATCATCCGAACTATTACCAAAAGCCATTAATTTTATCAAATTGCCATATTTTGATGATATTTCTTTTTCATTGGCAATATAACTATTATTTGATATGCAAATGTTGTAGAACCTAAACGCATGATGAAGTTCATGAGCCATGCCCATAAAAAATTCGTTTTTACTTTCATTTGTTCTCAAATCATCATTTGTAATCCCAATTGTTATTTTCACATCATCTAATTTCAAATCTTTGGAAATTTTAGCATTGTCATAATCATTGATAAAATAACTTCCATGATAATTTAAACCTTTTTTACCAGCCAATACATTAATATTAACCGTTTTGATGAAGCACTCTGTTTTAATTTCATAATTCCTCAATCTATAAATTAGATATGAAATGTTCGAATCATAAGGCATTCCTTTTACTTTTATTAATTCGCCATAAATTTCGTCAATTATCATATAATAATTGTCTATGATTCCTTGGCTTTCTCTTAAAAATTTTAATGATGGCGTTTCAGTTTTAAAAACACCACTTTCTGTTAATAAGAAATCTTCAAATAAATCATATATTGTATGTTTATTGTAAAAATCACCCATATCTATTTACTGATTTTATCTCTAACTTTATCTTTCCAACATTTCCTACATATTGCTCTGTATTTATCATTTCCTCCAATTTCAACTTGACTTCCTTCAATTATAATTTCTCCATTTTCGTCAAATCTAGCATTAATTGATGTCTTTCTTTCACCGCATTCACAAGTTGATTTTATTTCCTCAATATCATCAGCAAGCTCAAAAAGACGTTTAGACCCAGGAAACAGATGACTTTGGAAATCAGTTCTCAATCCAAAACACATAACATTTACATCTAAGAAATCAACAGAATCGGATAATTGGTCTACTTGTTCTTCCGTCAAGAATTGGCATTCATCTATAATCACCCATTTAAGTGTTTCCAACTGCGATGCCAATACATTCTTATAAGCCTTTATCGCTTTATAGAGATTGACATCCTTGTCAACCATTATGCATTTACGCTCAAGACCAGCCCTAGAACGTATTACGCCTTCTCCATCCCTAGTATCCAATGCTGGTTTCAATACCATTATTTGTACTCCTTTTTCCTCAAAATTGTAGGCTGTGGTCAATAGCCTCAGAGATTTTGCCGAAGCCATTGACCCATAATAAAAAAACAGTTTACTCATTTGTTCATATTAATTATAACATTGCTTAGTTTAAAACGGTAAATCCTCATCACTATCATCATCAGCAGTGTTTGACGCATCAACGATTATTTCATTTGAATTTGCAACTTCAGAATAATCTCTAGTTTCCTCTGTAAGTTCATCCTCAATTCGCTTCTGCTCTGCCTCTTCTTTAATCTTGTTCATTTCTTCCTTATCAACATACTTGCCAAGTTCTTTATTAAAAACTGGAACGCCTCCCATAGCAATGATTGTCATATAATCATATGATTTGACAGTATACACATCATACCAGTTCTTCTCATCTTGAATCCAAGACATGCCAAGTTCATAATTATCTGTCAAAGGTGATGGGAAACCGTCATCAACGATTTGTATTGATGTCTTATTATCAGCAGTCTTTGTTAGCGTAACAATTAGGTCAAGTCCGTTATTAAGGTCAAATATGCTATATGTATTACCCTTTCTTGCTGCTGCTTCTGAACGTATTCTGGCAAGGTTCATAATTTTATCATACACACCGTCTTTCTTTTTTGATGAATTGAATAGCCAAAATTTAACGCCATCATCTTCATGTCCTCTTTCAATACAGCGCACAATCCACATTTCCTTAACCTTGTTAAGGAATTCAACGTCTCCGTATTTTTTCTTTGTTGGTTCGTCAAGAGATTTCGACTTTAGTTCTCTTGCTTTTGCAGATGTCTCACAGAATGGGCAACCGTCACCCATCACATTACCGTCTTTCTTGTTATGTGTAGGGCATACGAAGGTCTTCCACCCATTAGGTGCAACTTCTTTATTAACCTTAACTGTGTGCATAAAAACTTTCTTGAAAGGACTACCACCTTCTGGGGAGAATGGCAACAGTCTAATTGTTAGTGTTTTAGAGGTTTCGTTATTTGTTAACCTCGCTTGAAGATAATTTTTCTCATTAAATTGAGTTTTTTTAGGGATAAAAGTTTTTTGTTCTTGTTCATACTGAGTTTTCACAGCTTCTGCGTCAATGTTAACGCTAAAATTTTTGTTGTTCATAAATTGAATGTTATTAAAAAAATTATTTTATATGCACGTCAAAACGTGCTTAAAGTTTACAACGCAAAGATATAAAAAATAAATGGGAAAATCAAATTTCCCAGTTACTTTTTTCACAATAACTGGGAAAATATATTAAGATATAGTGGTAAAATCAACTAGTTTCTCAATTGCTTCAAGATGTTCTTTTATTTGTAGAACATTACTATTTGGCTGCTGATTCATCCTATTACACATTATCAAATGGTCTCTAACCACTTGTAATGCATCACTAATATTATATTCAATTTCACTAAATAAGTTGGGTAAATCATCGTTACCATAGTCAATTTCATTAACAAGCCTTTTTTTAAGCTTATTATATGATTCTTCAGATAACTTAACTGTCTTCATTAGATATTAAACATTTTTTCTAGTGTCTGGATGTCATCGTCATCAATCTTAAAAAATGTATTTGCAATATCATCAGACGGATTATCTACATCGTCATTTGTAATGACATATTCTTTTGTTGTAGGTTCATCATTATCTGCATATGCTTCATATCCACCTTGTCTTGCTTTCTCAGCCCAAAATTCATTTGGCTTGACATTAAATGGATATGAATCTAGAGAGCGTAGGTTCAATTTCTCTGTTTGAGTAGGATTCCTTTTCTCAAACTCTGCTTTTAATGATTCAATCTCGCTATTATTACTATCGACTTTTGATAAAAGATTGTTAATAGTGTCTATTAGAGTATCAATTCTTGTATCTACTTTTGACAAATCTCTCCCAATGTGGTTTTGTTTAACATTAAGTTTATCTTGAGCCTTCGTGAGTCCATCAATGTCAATAGTTTCTCCATCATCTTCTGATTCTTCACTCATAGGGTCTTCCCCCATAGGGTCATTCATACCCATATCAGCCATAGGGTCAGCACCTCCCATAGCATTAGGGTCTTGACCACCCATTGTGCTTGGGTCAGCACCACCAGTTGCATTAGGGTCTCCAGCCATAGGGTCATTCATACCCCCTCCCATAGCATTAGGGTCTTGTCCACCCATAGCGTTTGGGTCTTGAGGCATACCGCCACCCCCCATAGGGTCAGCACCTCCCATAGCATTAGGGTCTTGTCCACCCATAGCGTTTGGGTCTTGCATATCTTCACCATCTTCGTCTATCTCCTCTTCTGGTAAGACTGTTGGTATATATGCCTCACTGAGACGCATGAAATGTTCATGTGCCTCAAATAGATTATTTTCTTTAAGATACTTAACGTTAGTTCCCATTGGTATATTAGTCGTTCAATAGTTCTTTATTATCCTCTGTTAAAATTGTCTTTGAACTCTCAGTTCTTTCAATAAGTCCTTTATCCTTCTTAACTCTTCTTACTGAAGGTGCTGACTGGTCTGTATTATTAAGCACAGACTGAGCCATTGCTATTTTTTCACTAGTTGTCATAACTTCTTCATTTACTTTTTTTTTATTTTCTCCCACAAGAGCATTATTGTATGCTTTCACTTGAGGTTTCCTGCTATCAATATGTTTAATAATAAATCTTCCCATAATATTGTAACATTATTTACTATAAATATCTAATTACTTGAAAAATATTGAAAAATCCTCTATTTTAGAGAGATTTGATAAAGAAAGTTCTCCATTTGTTTGAATTATCAATTTATCTTTATATTTATCCCAATCTATTAGATATTCATTATTAGGTTTTTCAGAATTTTCATTCTCTTTTTCGATTAACTTATTAAGAGCATTGATGGAGAATAGGCAACCATTTTTTACATGCATTACAGTAGCATTGTTGAGACCTTTTATGAATTTTTCTTTATCGAATGTTTTGAATGTAACTAAATATTCAAACTTATTTGTATCAATAGAGTATACAAATACCTTACTTAAATTTACCCTAAATGCGTTTTTAAGATTCTCTAGAAACGAAAGAACCTTATTTTTTCTAACGAATGTTCCTATTATTATTCCATTTTTGCTCATTTTTACTTTTTAACTTGAAATGAAATACGGTATTGCGTATTTCTTATTGCCCAAACGTTTAGTTAATTTAAATATGGATTTATCATTATCTTCAATTATCCTATTGTTTGGGTTAGAGATAATCCTATCAAGGATTTTTTTTGTTTTAATTCCACAATACTCAAGTATATTCAAAGAAATTCCAAAAACATTACCTTTATGCGGAATGTACATCATACCATTACTAATATAAATATTTTTATTTTCTTTAGAAAACAAAATACTATATATTTTTTTTATAATACTATATTTTAATTTAAATATATTAATATAATAATAATTTATATTATTTAGTATATTATTATATATAATATTATAAAAACTTTCCAAATCTTCCTCAAAGTCTGCTCTGCTCTCCGACTTGCTGAAAGTCCAAAACAAGTTATCATCCAATTGTTTCTCCAATATGGATGCATATTTCTCGTTTTGCTTTGCCTTTTTCCAACCCACAATCAAGATGGGTTTTGTAGAGTCAGCCATCTGAATATCAGATACTTGTTCTACAAACCCATCAATGTTTTTAAGTTTTTTATCCGTAACAATATATCCCAAAGTTTTCATAACATTTCAATCTTATAAGCAAAGATATATAAAAAATGTTAAAAAAACAAATTTAAGTTAAATCAGGCGTATTATTTATCCCAAGGCCCTCAGATACTAGACTAGGCATTCTCCATATACATACAGAATAATTACCATCCCTATCGCTACCTCCTGGATAACACGAAAGTGCTCTTTGTATACAGTCACTGCGCCAATCTTTTCCAGTCCACATTGCTCCATGAGATGTTGAATCACCTTTTCCATTAACAACATGGAATGTCGCCACGTCACCAGGACAGAATGAACTGTTAGGAAGTTTTTCAGCATCTGATAAATGCCCATGCCAAACCATATTGAATCCGTTATTTTTAAACCCATTTCTTGTCGTTGCATAGTTAGATGTTGCAACACCTTTAGGATTCCACCAAGTAAGATTAACTCCGATACGTTTATACCAAGTTGTTGGACCAGATGTACAACATCCACAATATGTGTTTTTAAATATTTTCCACCCATAGCCATTTAGATAAGGAGGTTTTGTTCCATTTCCATATTTTTCAGAATAAAGTCTAGGATAATCATGTGATTGCATATAATCTAACGCATTTCCATTATTTGCAACATCAAGAAGGGTATAAAGTTTAGTACCTGGTTTAACATCACCATTGTAGCCTTCTAACGAACCGCTACTACTTCCTCCATTGCTAGTTGATACTAACGTATTACAGTCTTTAGGTTTAAACTTATCCAAAATTGCTAAATCTTTAATTTGTGGCACATCCTTAGTTATATTTTTATCACCAACTTTAGCCCTATATTTTGCCAATGACCTTAATAGTTTTTCAGAAGCGTCTTCTGGTATTACATTATTTTCCGTAACTCCAATTTTACCTCTTTCAGCAACCCTTACTATCTTTTCTGTTTGTTTAGGAGATTCTGCTGCAATATAACCAATGTGTGCTGGGTCTCCATTCAAACCATTTGTAGGATAAATCCAATATAATTTTTGAACATAGTTATAATACTCACTGTTCAAAATCATGTCAAACACTATACCCAATTTATCCGTTTTTTTATCCATTTGAGTGATTACATAATAGTTATTAGATTTTCCTTTTTCAAGTTCAACACTAATTGAAGGAGTTGATTGAGCAGACTTTTTAACAGCATCGAACAATGCGTCATTAATATCTTTTTTCTCTTTGTCAGTTTTTTCCTCTATTTTCTGAGAATTACCTCCAGATTTAACGTATGCTTCATATATATCCCTAGCAAACTTTTCTCTTTTGCCTCTTGTTCCCTTTTCATAAGAGGCTCTAAATTTTTCAGCAGCACTTTCAGGGCTACTACAATTATTCATAATAGTAACAGAAAGTTTTGGAGAAACTTTTCCTAAAGTACCAATCATAAAATCAAGTTGATAATCAAATCCAAGTTCTGCTAATTTTGCTTTTGCTTTTTTAATGCCTTCGCTATTTGTTTCAAAATTCCTTATAACTGGTTTCTGTCCAAACGTTTCTCTATTATTTCGGCATAAATTAGATAAGTTTCCATATCGGTCATTCCATCCACAGATACCGCCAGCAAGGTATCCATCACTATCAACTACGCAAATTGTGTGGTCGAATCGGCACTCTTGCATGATATTACCAGCAATACCAGCGGCTGCGACTTGGTTAAATCCCTTTCCAATCAATTTATTCATAGTCTGTATACCTTTCTCGGCATCAGTTCCAGTTAATGGAGAGTTATCTTCGTATAAAGGATATATTTTATAAGGGCAATCATTATCAATATCAGCCTTTAGTTGTTTCTGCGATTCAAATTCGTTATATGACATATTTACATCGTCAACATCACCGTCAGTAAATATATCCTCGATTATTGTGTTAGAAACATTTGCCATACGGCACCCAGTAAATGTTGTTGTCATAGTTCCAGGTCTTATTGAATGTTTGACTTTCATAATCATATACGACCCTCTGAACATAGGAACATTTAATAATACAAAATACATTAATGGTTGTACCCATGCGCAGCCCATCATTTCAACATTGCAAGTGTATGACTGAGAAGCATATACATCATATAAGTCTTGTGCTTTAATACCTTTTTCCCCACTAGAAGTTGCTCCAATTAATATGGCGTGTTTTGCTCTAATCGACTGTTCAGTTGCAATTGGACTTTTCATGTCAATATTGACTTTTTTAAAGTAACTTTGATATTGTTTTCCGTATGATACGCCAAATGCTGGAATACGGTATCCATTTTCATCATTTTTACTTCTAACTGCAATAGGGGTTTCAAATTCATCATTAAGCATGAAGCCATCATTCTCATATTCCCCATTAGGAATGTTTAGATTCCTAGATGCTTGATATGGATAGACAACAACAAAACTTGGATATTTGTTAATACCTCCCCAATTAATGCTATTATATGATATTGGTGTAAACATTTCATCCATCGAGCCCTTTTTCCTCAAATCAGCAAAATTCTGGATTGACATGAACATTGATTTATTGGCTGAATACATATCAGCCATAAACCCTAAAAGCATCGAGTTAATATCTTGATAAGACAATAAAGCCTTAACTTTTTCTGAAATTACAATAGGGTTAATAATCAATTTGTTGCTTATATCGTTATAATATGAATCAATAAAATAAAATTTATGACCAATATCTTCAGAATCTTTCATTTTATCACCATTTCCTTTATTGATGAAAAATGCATCAAGTTTCCAATCTTCAAATGATGACATTGGTATCCATTTGTCGTAAAGTTGCTTCATATACCTATAAAGCTCTTTTTTCATATCTTGAGTCGTCTTATGCGGTTCATCAGTAGTTTTAATTATGTTTCCGTTTTCATCTTCCGCATGGTCTATTGAATAAAGTTCTTTTAGGCGTTCAATAAAGCCTTTCAAATAATTAATTGCAGTACCTTCATCAAGCAAGTAATTATCTCTTGTTTGTTTTATGTGATTAACAGTCAGTCTAACAACACAAACGGCTTTTAATAAATCATTTGTAATGTTTTTAACGTATTCATTTGCTTCGTTGAAAATAATTCTATTTTTGTCGTTTCCTTTCTGTACGAAACTTGATTTACTATACTTCCATAAATTTTCAGCTTCGCTAAAATGTGAATTAAGCCAATCAATATAGTATTTTTCATATTGATGTTTCGCTAGTTTGCTTAATGATGCAATATATTGGAAAACAGTATCAGGGTAATCTTCGCTATTTCCTACTGGTATATATTGACTAGCAGCATTCCTAATATCGTTAGAATTTCCATTTTTATGTATTCCACCACTAGCAAAGATAATTGCCCCTATCTGCAATACAACTATTTTAGGGATATATGTAAACGTATTATTTTTATTTAAATATCCACCAATATCATTGTATCTTATCAGAATACCCATTAGTGTTAAAGTCATTTTCATACCAGTACGGTTTAAATTAATTCCACCAATTGTAATTCCTGATATTTTATCATAATTCGCTGCTAACTGACGCTGAATGTTTTTATTCCTATCTATTTCAAGTTTACCATTTTCATTTTTATATCCAAAACTTTGAATTAAACTAATAGTATTAATATTTCCATTTTTAATTTCATCAGCAAAACCAAAAGTAGAACCATTAGAATTACTATACTCTACAAGGTTTTCTATTCCTTTTATCTTAATAGAAATTTTGTCGCCATTAAATTTAGAATATTCTATACTGTCAGGAGAATTTAATTCTTGATGGTCATTGCCAATCCTTATGAAAAAAGAATCAGAAAATGCGGCATTGCCAAAATAACTGCTAGCACTATCATATGAAGATGCTGAAGATATTTCATTATAAATTTCAGTATAGCCACTATCTGCATCAACATTGGCATTATCAAGTTGACTCTCAATAATACTAATATCCTCTACAATTAATGTTGTGCCATAGCCATAATTGTCATGATTGTTGGCTGTTTTGTCCATAACATTATTTGGTATATTCCACAAAGAAATATCTCCCTCTGAATTGGTTATTTTACCTTGATTTAAATTACTAAATGCTGTTCTCAAATTTCCATAATTTATATTCTGAATTGGATAAATGTTATTAACATAGGCTTGGTTGTTAATTACTTTTTCTACTCGGTATGCATCTAACCATAATTTTCCGTTTCTATTCCTAGAGAATAATGGTTTTCCACCCCAAGGTGCTTCTGGCTTTTTATCTGTAATATATTTTATAATGTTCTCTTCGGTAATGATACCGTTCCTTATCATCATAAAGAACCTATCATTAGTGATTTTCGTAGTATTATAAAAGTTATCTGCTTCAATTCTACCAACTAATTCTGGATTATTTAAGCCAAAAAACTTATTACCAAATTCTAGCCTAAAATTATTAATACATAATATGCTAAACATGCGAAATGCAACACGACCAGCAAAATCATACCCACTTTCATCTGCTGAAACGTCACTAGACGCGCCATAAGGGGGTTTGTTTATGTAAAAATCCAAAGATGTTAATGGATGTTTTATAATCGGTGTATCTGATGCTTCAACACTTATTTGTCTTTGAGATTCTTCCATTACCTCTTGTGCTGCTTTATACATAGCAACAACTCTTTCAGCACCGTTGAATAATCCATTGATAAAATCCACTTCAGCAAAAGGCTTGGACCCCTTAAATTCTCCAACCCATGTGTCTTCGTTATTAACTATTTGGTCATCATTAACTACATGCCTAAATACTCTTGGGAATGGAGGAATTTCTGGGTCTTTAGTAGCGTTTGGGACATCAAGGTTTTCACTTGGGTTTACGCCTAGTTCACTAGCCTTTCTTCCCTCACAAGCACTAACACAATCATACATCTGTTTCATAAGGGTTTCAAGATGAGCCATCATAATCCTAGTGAAATTCTCTACTGATGGATACCATTTTAGTTGTTTAAACAATTCTTTATTGATGGCTTTTCTTCTTCTTTCATCTTCTCTTTCTTGAGGGTTTCTGTTTGCATCTGCTTGTAATGCTTTTATTCTAGTTTCTATGAAACTATAATCCACATCAATCGAATAGCAATCAATATATTGAAAAGAGCCATCGTTATATATCGTGCTTAATACGTGCTTTTTATGCTGTTCTGCGTCTTGTTCTGCTGTCTCGCCACTATATTCTACCCCCATGAAAACTTTACTGAACACGTCCGTTTGCGGTAAATTACAACTTTTATGGAATCCATTGAAAACAATTTGATTCTGTCCATTTACAAACAAAGGATTAAAAAGGTTTATTCTTTTAAAACTAGAAAAATCTGCGGAAATATTTTCAATTTTTTTGAATGCGTAAGTTTTAGAGTTATATTCGCTAATCGCGGCATTTAAATCCTTATGTATTTCTTTAAATTCATCCGTAAAATGCTCATATGCATAGGTCAAGTTTTCTTGCGTTACAGTCTGTCTGTTTGTTAATATAAGAAGTCTATAATTGCACCCTTCATTTTCAAATAAATAAACAAATTCTTTACCGTATCTATTCACGCAGATATTATATAATGTCGAATACCACAAAGCATAACGGTCTTTTAGGCTAGTAAGAGTTTCGATTTCTTCTGCGTGTGTTTTTTCTTCTTCAGAAACAATGGAAGTAACGCCAGTAATTTCCTTTAAGCAAAGCGTTACATTTCTATATATTTCGTATAAGGTAGGCATATTATCCCTAGCCGTTTTTTCTTTGTTAAGTATTGTAAAACGTCCAGAATCGATTTCTTGTTTCCAATATTTGTTGTAATCTCCTCCTTCAACCCTACCGCCATAGTCAGAATATGGTGCAGCAAGAAGAGCGTCCATAACAATATCTGTTAGAAAAGAATAACTGTATCCAATGAATCTTGTATCTATATCAAAATCACCAGTATCAGAGTTAAAACTAGTTTCAAATTTATCACATAAAACCTCATACGTAACTGGTTTACCATAGAATCCTTTAATTGTTATGGTAAACTTAGGCATAGGGACTCTGAAAAAACATTGGAAAAACGACTGAGCAACATTATCAGCGTTAATACCACCAATACCTTGATATGCGTTAGTTCTGCTTAACTCTGTTGGCTGAAATAAAGAAAGTCCTCTAACGTCAGTGAATTTAATATTAATAACTGGAACACATGATTTCTGATATTCAATATCAACAGATTTAACTCCAATCATTTCCGTAGTTCCATAATGTATCAAATCGCCGACATACATATCAGCATAGTTGTTTGTTAAAAAATTTATGTAATGGTTTTCAGTATCATTGCATTGAATTTTTGTACCACCCATGAAATTAACAGCAGTTTTCTTTCCGTTTTCTCTTGAAGAATATTGCAGAATTAATACATCCTTTGTGACCGTTTTGTTCTTAGATATATTTTTCCTACTGCATACTTCAACCTCAAGATTAAGCATTATAGAATAATCCTCAAGTCTTGGCGCTCTTTCAAAATCATCCTCAAGAGCCCAGTTTTGAAAAGTTCCTCCGCTGAATTCTCCTTTAACTGAACTGAAATTTGGCTCAACGTAATTAACACTTGAATGAGGTGTTGGCATATTTTATTGATTTAACCCGTATAATTTATTGTATTTCTTAATATTTTCTTCATATCCTTGTATAGCGTTTTCCAAAGGATATGGAATACGTAATCTCGTATTACTTTTTATTCTAAATTCCAAAGACCCAGCCTCTGGATTAGCTTGCAATATCAGCCACCCATAATTAGGGTCTCCGTAATATTGGTAAGAAAGTAAATCTAACCTTGTCTTCCCTACTTCATAATATGCATAAAGGTCTGAATTAGAAAAGGGTACTTCAATTGATGGGACTTTTCTGTAAGTCCCATCAATTATAAATGATTTGTATCTATTATATGCTGTCATTACTTTATTTTATAATCCTCTGTATTTAGTGTTTCTTTATCTATCTATTTATGATTCGTATTACCGTCAGCCTCTGTAATATTTGGCTCTCCATGTTCTATCATATCTGGATACGAATATGGTTTGAATTTAACTTCATGCCCATTACCATCTGCATCATATTGTACCATTTCAGCACGGTTATCATAGGCACTAGTATTTGCATAGTAATTGAATGACACAGCATTCTGAAGACGCGAGATAGGACCAGCAAGGTCACTTCCTCCTAAGAATACGAAATCTAACGTTACTTTAGCAAACATCGGCATAACTCCAATTCCTTCTGGGTTTAAATCCCACTGAGGAGTTTCGTATTGTATATTTACACTATTAATAATAATTTTTGTATAATAGAAATCGCCTAGTCTCAAAACACAAACTGGTGGCCTACCAAATGCGAGATTATATGCCGTTCCAGGTAAATTATCTGAACCACCAACTGTCGAACCTTGTCTTGTACATTGATGTAAGAAAGTTAATCTAGCATTAAAACCTTCTGGAGATATTGAATGGAATGCTGGGTCAAAATATTTTATTTTATCCGTAATCAAATGATGCATGAATGGGTCATTTTTCTCCAACAATTCAAAAAACTCTCCTTCGTTATCATATCTTTCAACAATACCTTTTGAAATGCTAGCAATATTCGTTTCTTCTCCAATTGAATTATGATAGGCTGGGTCATAATCCCAAGAACTTTTATCAAAATAATTTTTACCAGTTCTCTCTCCATCCATTTGCCATATCTTTTTAACAGCAGGCTCCATTTCTTTCATCTGAAAGATTCTTGTCCACATATTGCCTTTACTTGCAACATTCTTGTTTATCGGCTTTGATTGCGATTTATTTTCCACTTCAACCCTATCTGTAGTGACATTTCCACTAGCGTCCTTCTTGGGGGTTTCTGCTGTCGCTGCATTCTCAATTTCAGATTCATCATATTCTATGACAACAGATGCGCTACGCCATAACTTAACAGTCAAATCGCTGTTGTCACCCTTGTCAACATTATTTTTTTGACTCTCTTTCTTGGCATCTGATGTTGCTATGTCAATATTAGGAAATCCTTTATCTTGCATCCATTTTTTAAACGTTAATGCTCTGTTTTTGGATAAAGTATCATTAAATGCGGCATAACCTTGGTAAGACGCATGTCCTTCAAATTTAATGGCCGTGATTTTAAATCTTTCGTTATCTTCCATTATTGATGTAACAATTTCAACATTTTTTTTGTTAATGTTACCTTCGCCTACAATTTTTTCGCCTTTTTCACCCTCAAGAGCTACAAACATATCAGCAAAACTAATTAATGTTACATTTTCATCTGTTTCATTTAAGCCAAATGCTTTTGCAATGTTTGTTGCTTGCTTAACTTTTTCGTAGCCGCTACCATTCAAATCAAAACATTCTGTGTCAATATAACTGTTAGGTCTAGATAACCTACTGTTTTCATATGCCTTATCAACTCTGTAGTACCAACGTCTACGATACCATAAGTGAGAAGCACCAGTTAAATTCGATGGTGTTTTTGCAGCACTCATTGACAATGCTTGAGAGCCAACCATTTTAGCCAATCTATACTTCGACAAATTAGAAACAAAACCGCAATCTTGTGAATTAACTTCACATACTGAATTCCTATCAGTTATATATTGTGCTCTCTTATATGATGAAACAGCATCGGCATATGTATAAGATGTTATTGAAGAATATATTGGTTCAATATTTTCTTTAGTTATTGATATATTACCATTTATTTCATATCCACCATTTTTACCATCATTAATTTTTTTATCAATTTGAGTTGGTATATCATCGTCATGTAAATTAACCATAGCATTTCCACCGCAAATAGGACATTTTGTAGTTGTTCCACTAAGTATTGATTTATCAGTATTATCAGGATACCACTCATGGCCACATTCAATATTTGTACATTTGCATGGTTTAACATATTTCTGAGCGCCAATACCGTTCATCAAATAGTATATCGCGTTAACTACACTATTTCCCTTTGTTGGAGCATCGTCCACACCGCTATAGTTATTTGGGTAATACAATACACAATGTATTGCTTTATGCGTAGGTGGCTTGTGAACTTCTGCCTCAGGTGGGTCTTTCACTGGTGGAGTTGGAGGGTCTGGTGTAACTTCTGGTTTTAGATTTCTTTTTCTAAATTCTTGAGGCTTTGCAGTAAGAACCTCACATCCAGCAAAAAAACGTAATAGTGTATTTTCTTGGTTGTTAATATTGTCAATACCACCTCCATTACCTGGAACCAATTGTGTCTCACCATTTTTCATGCCATTGCGTTCATGGCCTGTCCAATAATCAAGAATAGATGGATGGTCAATTAATAATGTGAAAGATAAATTACCAGTTCTATCTGTATCTGTATATGTATATATTTTTTCACCTCTTCCAATAAATTGATTTGAATTCCAATTTACCCTTACACTTTCGCTGAATGTTAAATCATAAGGTGGAAACCACATTATACGTCCTCCAAGCGGTCCTTTTTGTTCTGGAGACAAACCAAACTGGTCGTATTCGTCATGTATTATGTTTGAACTTTTCCATGCAAGATTCTCAATTGAGAACATGCATTTCTTTGTTGACACGGCTTTTTCGTCATCTTCCTTATGTTCAAAGTAGTCTTTAATTTTTGCAGTAGGCGCAATATTTACCATACCGTTTTTATAGTTCAACACACCATACTTATCTAACCTTTTGCTGCCTCCATCAAATCCATATTTTTCGTTTTCTTTTGTTCTGAAACCAACGGTATCATACCCAGTACTTGTTTCGCTTTTCTCAAGCATTTCAGCACTTTGTAAGTCAAATGGTCTGATTGCCCTAGATAATTGATTATATTGATGATGATAAGTCCATACTCTACAATACGGGTTATCGTATCCATTGTCAACGTGATTTGGGTCATATTTTCTTAAAAGGTTTCTACCATGAGACATGCCGTATTTCTCAGTAAGTGCTGTCTGTGTTATATCATCCTTTCTCTTAGAATCATCAGAATTGGTGTGAAATCTAGCAATAAGTGTTCTGTATTTTCCGTGATTGAAATTATCATTTGTTTTTTTAATCAAATCACACGTATTCAAACTATTGGCAAAACTAGATATTGCACCAAAATTAATTCCAGGATTAGCACTATCTATATCATATTTCTCACCAATTTCTTTGTTATTCGTTCTATCATCATCAGACTCAGCATAAGAGTATAATATGTTTCTCTTGGAAGTGCTTTCAAATTCAACATCTGGTGTCCACTTATCTAGTAGATTCTTTGGGTCATCGTAAGGATTGGCAAACCTTACTGTTGGCTTCTCCTTATAAAATGTGAACTTAGGGCATTCATTTGAGTTATAGTCCATAACATTAGTACCCATATTATAATTTCTTCTAACATGGTCAAAAATATATAAATAGTCTTTACCCAATAGACTTATAGGTTCACGCCCTAGGGCTTGAACTATAAACATTATATCCTCATATGAATTAGCCATACCAACTGACCTATTGATAAAATCACTGTTACTCAATAGGTCAGCTGTGACATTTCCTAGTTTTCCTAAAAAACTTGCCATATATAAAAAATAATTTCAACTATTTTATTTTAAAGATTAACGACCCCAATAAGTTGTATTTGCTAGACTTCCTCTTAATGTTGCATTATCATTCATAAACCTACCTCCATTCATATCATTGTTGATTGACTCTTTAATCAAATCCTTTAACTGAGAGACAAATGAACTGTCGTTTAACAATTGATTAATATCTATGTTCTTTGTAAAGTTTCCAGCGTCAAGTTTAAGAGTACCGTTTATATTAACGTTAATATCCTTAACTGTAATCTCACTAAAGCCATTTGATGAATTAGCATTGGTTGGGGTATAAACATATTCCTTTTCACCTACTGGTTTAGCCTTTACATCATTTGAGTTCTTGAGAACCGACAACGGACTCACTATACTGCTAAATATACTACCAATGCTTCTAAATAAATCAGTTTGTATTCCATTAGTGCCAATTTTTGACAATGCGCTAGGCACTTCGTTTATGAAATTAAACAACGCAGATTGCTGGTTTTTATTCAATACCATTTCGCCACTGTTAAGTCCTGCTAAAATTTTATCTCCATTATATGAATGACCGCCAACAATACCACCAAATTCATGTTTTTCTTCTGGAACATTTATATTTACTCCAGGTATTTTATTTAATGCTCTTGCGATACCATACCAAATTTCTAGAAAACCATTCCATATACCTTTAACAAAATTGCCAATTCCAGACCAAATTCCTTTAGCAAATTCACCTATACCATTCCATATTCCTTTAGCAAATTCACCTATACCATTCCACATTCCTTTAGCAAATTCACCTATACCGTTCCACATTCCTTGTCCAACATCATAAATAGCCTTAAATGGAGCAGATATAATATCAAATACACCCTTACCAACTCCACCTAACATTGTCATAATACCATCTAAAATGTTACCATTTAATATATCACTAAATCCATTTTTAATACCTTCAACAATGTCATTTATTGCACTAAATGGGGCTGAGACTAAATCCCATAATCCATTCCACATACCTTTAACTACTTCCCAAATTCCTAAAGCAGTTCCTTTAATTGTTTCCCAAACACCTAAAGCAGTTCCTTTAATTACGCTCCATGCACCAACAGCAGCACCTTTTGTAATATCCCAAACACCTAAAGCAGTTCCTTTGATTACTTCCCAAACTCCTTTACTATACAGTTTAAAGAATTCGAAAAATGGTTTAGCAAGTTCTGTCATGGTTTTAAATCCACTATATATAGCATTTCTAGCATCTTCTGGTACTAAATCCCAAATTCCTTTGGCGAAGTCTTTAATTCCATCCCAAGTTCCTTTGGCGAAGTCTTTAATTCCATCCCAAGTTCCTTTGGCGAAGTCTTTAATTCCATCCCAAGTTCCTTTGGCGAAATATTTAATTTCTTCCCAATGCTCACCAATTAACTTTCCACCTACTCCACCGAGCCAGCCACCTACAGCAGCCCCCAATGGACCAGCAATCGCAGTTCCAATTACAGCGCCCGTAGCCATTCCAATCCCTTCGCCTCTTTCAGCGTTGTTATCAGCAGTAAAGGCTTTATATGCCCCAATACCAACACCTAAAGCTGCACCGCCAACTTTTAAAAGTTTTGGTGCTTTAGTTCCAAAATGTTTTAATCTTCCAAGTGCTTTTGCTCCAATACTAGGATTATTAGTCAATGAATTTAAAGCAGCTTTTCCAGCAATAAATGCAAATAGTGATTTCCAAGGATTGTCTATCACCCATTTTATTATTGGGCCTATTGAACTAATGAGTTTGTCAATACCTCTGAATATTTTATCAGTCGTGTCTAAAATTTTAGGTCCTTTAGTCTCTAACCATTGTAGTGTAGAGGCTAACACTTGACCTACAGATTGTCCCCAATTTTTAGCGTGACCACTTAAAAAATCACCAATTATACCAATTTGGTTACGAAAGTCTGGAATATATCTCTCAATTCCACTTGCAAAACTAGCAGCAACTTGTGATGCCGCACCTTCAATTTTCTCTGGCAATGAAGTCAATGCTTGAGCTTGTTCAACCATAAGGTCATGGTCAGACATTGAACTCATTCTTTTGAGTTCTGCAATTTCCTCATTTGTATATGCACTTATATCTTTGCCATTTAATTCAAGTCGTTTTGTTTCAGCGTTGTAGGTTGAATTGTTTAATATATAGTTTTTAGTTGCCTCATCATTCCCGAACCTATTTGTAAGTTGTGTACTAAACTGGCTTTCCTTAAACTTAACCTCAGCATTTTTCTTCGCAATTGTCATTGCTTCATCCATGCTGATTCCCATTGCTTGAGCTATGTTTTTGACAAAATCACGATTCATACCGTTGACATTTGCCATACCCGTTTTTGTATCAAACTGAGCATAGCCACCGAGCATCTTCGTCATTCTCTCAGTAAATGCCTCTGGGTCGTAATTTGCCTCATATGCCATTGTCAATGGGTTTGAGCCATAAGCCCCAGCAGCTCCACCAAGCATCTGCAACTGTGCTGAAGACTCAATTGCAGAGTCCAATTCCATAAATTTATTAGCGGCTGATTCTACCGACTGTAGATTAAATCCAAGTTTCTCAGAAAGTGCTGTCATCCTAATAATGCCATTGACACCATCACGGAATGACAACTTGTTTGCCATAGATAAGTTTTTGGCAACAGTCGCGCTGAATTTTTGGGCATTTAAACCTTGTTTAGAAGCAGTTGCATATGCTTTTGAAATTGCGCCTTCAACAGTAGATACTTGACCGCCAAGATGATTCATTATCTCAGCTGTGAACTGGTTTGTGGTTTGAGCACCAACAAGTTTATTGGCAATTACTAGTTGTTCCCTTTGTGCATCATTAAGTAGTAATTGTCTACCAGTTGATTCAGAAATGCCTCTTTGCACCGCTTTTATCGCATCTGCTGTAACACCATACTTGTTTGCTAATTTTATAGTGCTTTCGGTTAAAGCTTGCGTATATGCTTGCGCTTGAGATGCACTTAATCCCAAGTCCCTAGCCAATGCGATACCCTCTTGATGGAATTGCATTGCCGCACCGAAACCTTTTTGCATAATATTTACAACAAGGCTTAAAGAACCAGCAACTCCCCCACCAATAACGCTTGCCAACTCAGTGAACAAAGATATTAAAAATTTCGGCATATATATTATTTATGATTTGTTTTTTATTAATTTATTATATAAATAGATATTTTTATAGTTTTTTAACATCATTTATTTTGCCAATTTAAATTTATTTCGTACCTTTACAACGTAAACAAAAATAAAACAAATAAATTATGAGATTTTATCAAGAAATTAACGGAATAATCTGGGAATTCAACTCATTCAAAGATTGGGTCGTTGGATGGATACAGATAATACTTGGAAGAATTGTTGGTCTAATTCTAGGAGTTGGGATTTTATATTTAATCATTTTATGGCTTGAATGGTATGGTAGTAAGTGAGTTTAACCTATTGGCAGCATTCCACTGCCATAATGAAGAATACTTCGATGGTGTGCTTCCAATACCAAACCTTGTGATTTCACACTCATATCGGACATTGGGATATTTTCACTGTGATGTTGACGAATATGGGAATTATTGCAACGAGACCATTGAAATCAGTGATAACTACGACTACACTGAAGAACAGTTCAGAGACATAATGATTCACGAAATGATTCATTACTACCTCCTATATGTTGGACTTGACACTAAGTGTACTCATGGAAAAGAGTTCAAGAAAATGGCTGATGACTTTAACCTCAGATATGGATTCAACATAACAAAACACATAGATGTTTCCAACTATAAAGTCAAAGATGGAAATTCTAAATTTATGTTCAAACTTTGTACATTCTTCTGATATTTATATATTAGAAGAATTTTTTTTTGTTATGAACAATATTAAATCAATTATAAAAGAAGAAATAAATAGATTCATTATAAATGAAAACATAAATAATCTATCACAATATGCCAATAAATTAAATGGCTACTTAAATAGAATGCAAAATATTGACGGATTACAGCCACAACTCAGAAAAGTTACCACTGATTTTATGAAATATTGCATACAAATAATTCATGCAATAAACAGGTGTGTTCAAGCAAACAGTTTGAATGAAGGTTTAAGTAACTGGGGAATAAATATTCCACCAGAATTAGGAGGTAATTTTTGGAATGATGCTGTAAGAGGATATTACAAAACAAAAAACATTCTAACTAGAGGAAGAAGTGGTATGTATAATGGTAAAGCAATTAATGGAATTAACCAAAATACCTTACCATCTGTTAAACTGTCAGAATTATTAAGAAACTTACCTAGTTGGGAAAATCAATGCATCAAGTATCAATTAAACCAAAATATCAAAGGAAATGTGATTAATGGTATAATACAAACCTTAAATCAACTAAACACAGAATATAATCAAATTGCACAAAATATGCAGCAACAACAAAATAACGCCCAAGGTTCTAATCCTTGAGCGTTTTTTCTTTTCTTAATTCCTCAACCAACTTGTCAGCATAACTAACAGCAATATCTGCAATCTGTTTCTTAAAGACAAATTGGAATATAAACACCATTATTGAACTACTCAATATAGCATTCATAACATTGATTGATGCATCTACCCTAACTTGTTCCCAATTAATATCTGAATTCTTAGCCATAATTTAAAATTAAATTTCAGTATTTAACCAACAACCCCACGCACGGAGAAGCCGAAGTAGCGGCTGTCACTGTCCATGTAGCAATTACCACTGCTGAAGTACAAGTAGCGTCCGTAGAGAACACCGCTTGTGCCATACTTTTTATTTTAATTTGATTGACTTGGTATTGGTTGGATGATGAATTCTCAATCCCATCCAACCACAGGGCGAACCGAGAGGCCGCCAGCACGGCTGGTACTGCTCACGGCCTTGGGACCATTGCTAAAGAACAAGCTGCAAGCGCCATAACTACCATTAGGAGAAGAACCCCAATAGTTACCGTAATTGCCTACATCGTACTGGCTACCATCGCCCCAGAGGCCAGCAGCAGGGAAAAACACATATGCATTTGGATTAGTCTTACTTGTAAATTTAACACCATTTATTCCACTACCTTTGTAGTTTGTTACCCACTGATAAGTAGTATTAGCTGTCAATTCTTGCATTTGTATTCTCGTTGGCATATGCCAAGAGCCACCCCATACTTGGGATGCCGTATCGACAGAAGAATCTAGTGGTTCTTCTGTTCCACTATAGTTGCTATCACCACTTGTTGCAGCATACTGAGCAGTACCCTTACCGTATTGATAGTAATTACCATAATCCGTTTCTGATGAAGCACCCACATTCATCGTTGCCCACTTCGTTCCGCTTGGTAGGCCAAGGTTAACATATGCATGAAGGCCAAAGTAATGAACCTTACCGTCATCCTTTGTTAAAGATACATGCGGCTTGCCAAAATCAGTTGTTGCTGAAAAAGCAGCCAATTCAGCAGTTGTATCAAATTTTGTTATAAATTTCTTCATAATTATACGTTAATTTATTTTATTAATTATTTTAGTAAATGATATTCTTATATCCTAGTAAGCATAGCCACTGCCAACGTAATCATACAAATCACCTCGGCAACAAAGACACCTTTTCCTTTGAATAGTTCACGCATATCACCACCTTTTTGCTGAACAATTGTGCTTCCCATGAGAAAAGGCCATAAGAACCACACCAACAGCCACCAAGGACTGAGAATGAACACACATACTTGTGAGAGTATACCTGCTGATACGCCCAAGATGTCATGTGCCTTCTTGTGCTCTTTGTAGATGATAGGCATTGCACCTACAAATCCAAGACAAGCAAGTGTCAAGAATCCAAGGAACTTCCATGTCTCTGGCAATGCATCTATCAATGGTATGCACATCAGCAAGCTTACTGCCCACAGCCATAGAGTCCACACCCATTGCCACTTGTTTGAAAGAGCATAGACGAGAGCAGACATGCTGTCAGGCAGTTTCTTGTCTTTGATGATGACGACAGCAATGTATGCTATCGCCATCAATAGAGAGAGTATTGCTATCATATCTTTATTTATAATTAAGCTACCGTGCAAGTCCTCATTTTAGACAGTTGAGGCTATTTATCTCTCTGAGAGTAAGAGACAACATTCTAGAGTGGCATCAATAATTTGGCAGTTATATTTGCCTAAATACCAGTAGAGCCACAGTCCTGTTAAGAGCCACAGTCCTCTTGATATACATCCCAAGTGATAGTAGTGCTGTTTGGGCAGCCAGGGTGTGTGTATTCAGCTGATTCTGTGCCATTCCATCTAGTATTATAGGACCATGAACCAACGTCTCCACTCACAGAACCCCATTGGTTTATAGCATTTATATATCCACTCACATCATATTCAAATGATGTTGATGTGTTGCCTTCACAGTCAGCTTGTTCCTGATGTGGTCCATAAGTGATAGTGTAAGTGCATTCTGATGGTTCATCGATGCTTTGTGCCTCGTCTGTTTAATATCTATCCTCCAGATAGTCCGTCATGTTTTTGACTTCAGTCTCAGACAAAGCACGACGATAACACACACAGCCATAGAAGTCGCCCTTGAACGCTCTGTCATTGTAATTATTAGTAGGACTATCATAACCAGCCAAGACAAATGTCTCATTACTATTGTTGATAAGTGCTATTCTAGGACAATCAGTAGAACCAAACAGTTGTCCGTTAATATAAACAGTCAATGTACTTCCACTTCTCACAAATGCTACAGTCCTGATGACGTTTGGGGTACTATTGCCTGAAACTTTGGATTCTATCCATGCAGACCCCGTGTTTTGAGACATTCCAAAGCTACTACCATTTTCTTTGCATTCCAAAATATAACGTCCAGCACCATCATAACCTGAAAATGACTCCCCAAGGAATCTAAGTGTTTGATTTAAGTTCTCTAAGTCAGACTTCTCCACATTGACATGGATAATCCACGTAAAATCAGTGATTGCAGTCGTTTTTGATGTAAACACTATGCTGCTATTATTTTGAAAGTAGTTGTTGGTACTCGATGAACTGGGGTCATTGAATCCGCCGTTTGTCAGCCACGTAGGACTACCGTTCTTTTCCAAGTAGCAATTATTAAGTATATCAGTGTTCTCTGCTACATAAGGATACCAATACGTAGTAGTCGTACTGTAGCCACCACCTTGAAGGTTGTTCTTGCCGTCATACCACACAACAAGCCCATTGTCAACATACTTGCCTTTATTAACCTGTAATAATCTTCTTCTAAGCATAATCAGAACGAAAGTTTATCTGGATAACCAGCAGTTATATCAAAATTATCTACAGCTTCTATAGTTTCAAGAGCATTTACAGCTGCCTTATGAGCCTCTGTGACATTCAAAGCATCACCAGCATATACCTCAAGAGCAACAAGCATCTGTTTCCACGAAGCGATGGAGTATGTAAACTCATAGCCATTAAACCAACGAGTCATAGTCTCTCTTCCGATAGCCTCATTAGAGCTAATCTGTGTTGCAAGTTGCTGACGTTCATTTACCGTCAACCACATAGTCTGATTACCAATAGTAAAACTATTCACTGCTTCAGAACGGTCATACCCCTCAATCTCAAAAATCTTCTCACGCTTTGCTTGTTCCAATGTCCTCTCTGGAACTGGAGTCAGCTCCATATCCCATACTTCCTTTACCGATGCGTTTGGATTGTCAATGTGGAACTGGACTTGTTCATCTGAAAGCAATACCCATTTATTATCCAAGAAATCCTCGTAGGTCTCTCCAAGATTGTTATAAAGGTCTGGGTTGAACTTCTCGCTGAATTCAATGTAGTAGCCTCTAATATCAAGCTTAATATAAGTATATTTTTCCATAATTTGTATTAATTAATTTAATTATTAATTTTATTTTCAATAAATATTCTGTGGTGCATAAATTAAGCGCCACGAACATATAAATTAGTACTAGCGGAAATGATGTTTATTTCAAACCGCAAACCAACAATGCAATTATCAACACCATTTCAGCAAACATCATATTCCACCTACCGTCATCCATATACATTGTATAAATCACGTATGGAAGCCATAATATCATTAGCCAAGGGGAAATAAGCCACACTATCATCTGACTTGACACGCCCATTATAACAGCCGATACATAGTGCATTATATCTTTATCCCCACCCCCCAATGGGTCTGACCCAACACCAATCAAACCAAGTGCTGTTATGAATGCAAGAGGCTCATATCCAAATGGACTCATTATTTCGATTAACTGTGGTGCTATAAGTATTGCAACAATGAACATCATCACAGAGAACAGCCATTTATTCTCGTCATTAAGACTACGTACCGTCTGAGATATTGAGAATGGTATCCTCTTATCCTTCCATGTGATATAGCCCAAATACGAAAACAACAGCACAAAACCTAATATGAATAATATCTTTAAAAACATAAAACAAACATTTAAAAATAAATATGCAATTTTTCCAAATAATTTTACGTATTTTCCACAATTACTTGATAATAATTATCAAGTAAAACAATTTTAAATATGAGAAGAAGAGCATTATTAATGCAAAGCGGTGATGGTAGGTTCATGATTGGGAACTATGAGGTAGTTGACCTTGGACTTTCCAACGGATTGCTTTTCGCAACGTGTAACGTTGGAGCAACGAAGGAAACCGATTATGGAGACTACTATAAGTATGGTTATGGTTCACAACAGTATGAATCATCCAATAGTTATTATCTAGGTAATGAAAATCCACTAGCATCGGCTGCTGACACCGCAACACAAGTAATGGGTAGTGAATGGAGAATGCCAACAGCAACTGAATTACGAGACTTGATTGATAAGACTGACTACAAATGGGTAAATAACTTCAACGGAAGTGGAATAAATGGTGGGATATTTACAAGTAAGACTAATCCAAATGCATATGTGTTTTTCCCTGCTGCTGGACTCTACTCGGACGGTAAATACTACGACGACCGACCAAGATATTGGAGTTCTACGCCTGACGCTATAAACACAGCTTACTTTTTTTCCTTCGAAATAAGTGGGAGGAGAGACGTGGCCGAGTACGGCACTCGGTATCTTGGGTTCTCAGTGCGTGGTGTACATGCAGCAGTTTGAGAATTTACTTGATTCTTCAATTTTATAAACAATTATACATTAAAAAAGAGTGAGACACTTCTTCATGTTTCACTCTTTTTTTTTTATATTGCCATTTTAAATTTCATACACCACGTAGGTATATAATTTTCTCCTAGTTTTATGAAGTTGACTTCGCCATATCCATATTTCTCGATTTTTATCTTTACACGCCTCTCACATAAATTACACCATCGAAATATAAATAGTTCACTTCAGCATACCCATTAGCCTTAATGGTTAAATTAATCTGACTATTATCTGGTGACTTATATATTGTCGATATTGTTACAGTATGCTCTTTTGAATTGTTAACATACAATACATTGCACTGTTCGCCATTAGTTGATAATGTCACTGGACAAGTAATATTAGTCAAATTACTTGTTACATTCACCTTACTGTAATGTACACGTGTATATGCACTGCTATCACGTTTCCTTTCCTCTAGGTCGTTCAATGCTGAAGATATGATTTCTTCATTCTCTTCAATAACCTCAGTTATTGAACTTACTGTAAATCCGCTTCCGATTTGCTTTTTTATGTCATTGTCATTTTTCTCAAGTTTCCCAATTGCCGCATTCAGAGTATCAGATGTAGTAATATCACCACTAGTTGCTGCTACTGCATAACCAGTCATTGCTGTTATAGTATTTGACGCTTGGTTGTGGGATGAAGGCGTGAAACTACTTGGTTTGCCGCTTACATTGCCCCAAGCAACGGAACTAGCGGAAGCTGCTGTTGCTGCACTTGATGCCTTTGCAACGACAACTGTTGTAGAAGAACCTGTTAATTCGCTTTCAGTGTAATACCTGTCATCGTGTGTATGTCCATTGTTTGATTTTCCATCAAGCGCCTTCTCAAGTTTACCTATGGCAGTATTAATGGTATCACCTGTTGCAACAGCAGAGGCAGAACTAGCCTTTGCATATCCTGTTAATTTACCTTTTTTACCAATATTTTTATCCTCTGAGAATGTTACAACATCACCACTTTCATTTTTTATTGATAATGTCTCATAACCCTTTGCATAGTTAACAGCAATCTCACCGAGTTCAATATCTCCAGATGCTGGTAATTTAGGGTTACTACTTTCAACCACTTTTGATTTAATGTGGGTTATATGTCTTGTAATGTTTTTTGCCATAATTCTTATTAATTAGATTTTTATCGAAATATAGATTTCTACCATCAATGCCGTTGATGAGGCAAGTGTGCCAGCTTAAAAAATCTATTGTTTATTGTTAAAAATGGCTGACAGACACTGGCTATGGCATCCATCAACCATTTTATAAATATATTCAATCATTCAAATTTTATGCGTAATCACCGCATACAATGTCACCAAGATTTATTGTAACCTTATCTGCTCCAGCAGCTCCATTCGTACCACTAATTGTCAAACCGTCAGTTCCACTTGTGTTAGTAGTAGCAAATTCAACTGTATCTGTAGTAGAAGCAGCAGATAGGGTTGTTGAACCAATCTTGATGTTGCTATATGCATTCTGATTGACATATGAAGAGTGACTGTGGTCTCCACGTGCAAGTGTGGTGCTTGAAGTACCAGTTGAAACACCAATTGTGAGTTCACTTGTTCCAGTTGTTAAACTAACAAATGTTCCATTCTTAATATTAAGCCCGCTGTTTGTACTAGCATTTGCACTTGTTGATGCAACAGAAGTACCGTTACCACTGATTGTAAATGTACCATTATTAACTGTATAAGTGTTATTCTTATTTGTAAGAGTTCTTTCAGTTACAGAGGTAACACGACCATAAGCGTCAGTTGTAATCTGAGGAATCTTAATGGTTGTTCCTTCAGTACCAGTTACATCAGTGGTTGGGCCATATGTTCCAGCAGTGCCAGTTGTTGCAAGACCAATAGTTCTGTTTGCCGATAAATTACCGCCACCTGTCAATCCACTAGTTGCTGTTATAGTACGTCCAGTTGGAACATATTCACTATTGGTGTTAGTCCAAGGTATGTTTACTGATAATACGCCATTCTTATCAAGACCTACTGCATATTGTCTACCGCTAGTACTCCCCATCGCTACGGCAGCAAGTGTAGACGTAGTTTCACTACTTAATGCAGCTTTTAATGTTCCAGTAGTTGTTACATCGCCGCCAACAAGACCAGCCCCCGTAGATACTTTTGTAACTGTACCAGTTTTGGCTACACCAGTCCAAGTAGATGGTGTTGTAACAGTAATATTAGTACCATCTACGGTGGCTAAAGTGGCAGATGAACCTGCTTCTGCTAATGTAGCACTCTTATTCTCAACTTGGTTTTCACCATTGATTACATCCCACACAACTGGGTCATTTGTTCTGCATATGATATAGTCACCAACTTCGCAAGCTTGCCCAGCATAAGTACCAGCCGTTGCTACAACATATAAATCACCAACTTTTGGAGAAGTAGGAAGTGTTGTAGGTGCAGTACCTTTATATGTTAACGCACTTGCCATTTGTTGAGTCACGTAATCAGATACAGCCTTTGATGTAGGAAGTTTCTCATCAGAAGTGCTCGTCAAGCTAGTTTCATATGGTAAAAACCCTGTAACTTTCACGTCCGTTCCAGATACACCAATAGTACCATTAGTTGAACCACTAGTGAAACTTAAAACATTAGTTGCTGTGGTTGCAGTAGTGTATTTTGATGCCCCATTTACGTTAACTGCTCGCCAAGTGTTAGTATTTGGGTTTGCAGGTAACTGTAATGAACCTACTGCCATATCAGTTATGTGCCCAGCGGCATCCTTATACAATGTGATACCAGTCACAAAATCAGATGAGCCCCAACTAGCACTAGTAGTTGAAGACGCTGTTTTTGAAATTGTGGCACTTGACGTTGGAGTATAGTGATTTTCAACAGCAGTTACCTTTGTATCAGTATTTGGGTTTGCTGGTAACTTTGCGCTCGATACTGCAACAGCGGTGATGTGGCCTTTAGCGTCGCCACTGAGAGTAACTCCAGTTACGATTGGGGAACTCCATGCTAAAGCACTTCCACCAGTAGCCGCAGCTGTTTTTGTTCCTCCTGATATTGCTGTTGGGGCATAGTGACCATTGAGTGTGGTAGCTGAGTCAGTATTTGGGTTTGCCACCCACTTTGCTGTACCAGCACTATTCCATCCAAGGAATTGTCCATTTGAACCACCAGCAGGAACGTGTTTATAGCCAGCTGCTGTTGAGTGTGCTACTGTAACTGTTCTACCAGTAGGACTACATGCATTAATTGAAGCTGAAACCGCACTATCCCCGCTAGTATCAGTAACCATACAGTTAAGTATGTCTCCTGCTGGAACGCCTATAGTTACAATGTTATCAGAACTGTTTTTAATGTACAATCTTTCTTCGCCATCCTTATAGCCAACCGCGATTTCACCATATATCAAATCACTAGCTGCTGGGGCTGTAGTACCGCTACTTTTAAGATGCGATAAATGTCTTTTAATATTTTTTGCCATAATTTTTATTATTATTTTGTTAATTTTTTATTGATAATTTCCGCAAGTCCATTTTGATGATAGGAACAAACCATCATTTGTTATTGTTAACGCATTATCAGTACCTGTTTTTTCATCTCCGTTGCCATTGGTCGTAGAATCAAGCATTAATGCAATGCTAGTTGCAAACCCATCTGCATTTGGCGTTTCCGTCACTTCGATGGCTTTATTAACGCTAGAAATCGTTCTTATTAATACTGAATTTTTTCTTGCCGCAATCTCGCTTGCAAGGCTCTTGTAAAGGTTCTCAATACCCTTCTTAACTGAACTTGTGCTAGTAACACCACTTATCTTTGCAGCACCTTCGTCAGAGTCAGAAACTGCCGTTAAACCGCTTATCTTTGATGCATCAGTCTGTATGTCAGCCTTAACCGTTCCATCGCTTGTAACGGCAGTAGAAGCAGCTATGCTGTTATTGCTAGAGGTAACTTGTGTCAGTGTCTTACCACTGATTCCATCCACCCTATCAGAGAGACCATTTATGGCGGTTGTGACAGTCTTCGCACTGTTGGCATTGGTGAATCCACTTCCCAATTTCTGCTCAGTGTAGTAGTTGTCAGATGAGAATGTTACGACAGTTCCACTTTCATTTTTTATTGATAATGTTTCCACATCCTTAGCATAGTTGATAGCAATTTCGCCTTCCACCAATGCGGAAGCTGATGGCAACTGAGGCTTGCCATCTTGCTTAACTTTGCTCTTTTTATGGGAAACATAGTTAATGTTTTTTGCCATAATGTGTAATTTATTATTTTATCTTATTGTTTGTTATTATATATATCGTTTTTCAGAACTATCGAGTTCAAAAAATGGTAAGAATACCAGCACTATATTTTACAATATACCTTACTATAAGATATTTTGTTAATAATAAATATTAAAAACAATTTAAAATGACGAGATTATTGAAAATAAAAAAGGTTAGGACCGATTCCTAACCTTTTATTATAGATTATTTGTTTTCATTCAATTAATATGTGCCGCAATCCAAGCCTTCAAGTTGTATTGTAACTGCGCCAGTACCATCATTAGTGTTTACAATAAGTGGAGTGCTAGCAGCGCCAGTTCCATTAGTAGCACTAATCTGAATATTTACAACGTTGTTGCTTTCAGCAAGAGCAGTACCATTAACTTGAACCTCATTAACAGTATTATCGCTTAATACTTTCAATGCATCGTTTAACTTGATGTCAGCATCGTTCAATGACGTTGCGCCACTAATATATGTCTTACCAGCATTGGCAGCATATGTCTGCCCGTCTTGTCCATCAACAGCCTTACGAGCAGCAATCTCAGCAGCTAAAGCACTTGCAGAGGCAATGTCAGTTTCATCTACGGTTACAGCTGTAATCTTACCATCAGCCTCAGCAACACCCACTTTTACGTGAGTTGTGTTACCACTCAAATCAGCATCAAGTTCATTGATTCTATCAATAATTTCTTGCTTGATTCCACTAACTTTGAAGCCATCTGCGCCAACTGTTAAGAATGCAGTGCCACCAGAATTAGTTTCAGAGTCTGTATCAACAACACCATGCACTATACCAGTTGCATCAGCAGTCACACCACTTGCAAATTCACTTTCAACTAGGAACTTAGAAACATCTACATGAACCATTTCATATTTACCATCTTCTTTGTGGTAAACATAGTTAAGTGATTGTGCTTCACCAGTAGTTCCACTTGTAATAACACCACTATCTTCATCTACTGTATCAGTTGAGTATCCAAGATAAATCTTAGAAATAGAACTGTCTTTATAAATCTTGATTGTGTCACCAAGTTTAGTACCATCTGTTGCAGTAAGTTGATATTCTTCTCTAACAGTTGTAGAGGAAGGAGTGATACTGCTTAAAGCAATGTTTGTATAAAGTCCAGCAGCACCGTCCTTTGCAAGCACATGTTCACCACTATTGATGTTAACGTTGATGTCAGTACCACTTGTAGCAGTTGCTACGTTAATAGAACCATCGGCATTTGTAATGGTGATTGCAGCTGCCTTGTTCTCCAATTTGCTCAATGCTTCATTAAGAGTGTCTGTAGATGCAATGCCGCCAGTAGCGGAAGTATTCTTTACATATCCACCAAGTTGCAAGTCTTTAACATTAGCCTTTGCCTCAGTTATCTTACCATCAGCTTCAGATACGGTTGTAACAACTTGTCCATCAACAGCTGAAGCATCCTTGTCCATTGCATTAATCTGGGCTTGCAACTTACCAAGAGCTTGACCAAGGGTATCGGTAGCAGCGATGTCAGCATCAGTGCCTTCTGCATAACCAGCAAGTTTAATACTAGTGATATTTGAAGCGGTTGCAGTGATAGCACCCTTAGACTGCGTTACGTCTGTAACAACCTTGTTGTCACCAGAAACGCTACTTGCATCTGGAAGAGCAACACGTGTTACTGAAATTCTACCATCAGCCTCGTTAACAGCAGATACATAACTACCTGTTACAACAGTGTCTGTGTAGTCAAGTGTGCTGATTAAATCATCTGCATAAGCCTTAGCACCCCAAACAGAGGTAACGCCACTAGCGTCAGAAGAACTACCACTCAATGCTGCAAGTTGTTCAGTTGCAGTGTTATCACTTGTAATTCCTTCGCCAAGCTTTGCATTAATCTCTTTTCTTAATTCCTCAACATCGCTACTAGCACCTTCAACGTCAATAATTGTCAAATGGTGTGTTTCACCTACCACTGCTACATATCCAACGATTGTCTTAACCTCGCCACTTACGGTGTAACGAGCAAGTAATGAAGTACCGTCTTCTGCTATGCCCTTATTGTCTACCAAGGCTTGACGAGCATCTTCACGTGACTCAAAAGGATTTTGGTTTCTTAAGAACTTAACGTTCTTTACATTGTTGTTAATTATAGCCATAATTTTTTAAATGTTTATTGATTTATTAATTTTCTAATTTTATGTTAATAATAAATATTTCATTACCATTCAAAAGTATGACATTTGCTATCATAATGTCTTCATATCAAAATGGAAATACTTACACTTGCATATTCTGTAATAATTATCATCATAAAAATGGGCAATGTTTTTAATTGTCCATTTTTAAATCCGTTTAATTCTCTTATTCAAAATTCAATATAAAGCCATTTGTGCTTGGGTCTGTGATTGCACCAGTATTTTCAATATTGTAAAGGTAGAATACTTGATTCTTCTCACCAAAGTTATTTTCAGTTACCTTAACACCATTGTACTTACAGTTCTTGAAATTGAACGTCCAAGTCTGAACCTTTGACAAGTCACCACCAAGTGCAACATCAGTAAATGCTGGCTGATAGATAATTAATCCTGCCCATCCGAAATCTGCTGACTCTATGTTTGGGGTATTCTCATATGTCCAAGCAACGTTCTCGAAGTTAACTGTAACACCAGTAGCGTTAGTATAGTTTGCAAGTCTCAATGCATTTGAGTTGTTAACATTCAAGTTAAGATTAACGTCTGAAATGTTGATTACAGCATCGTTATTTGGCTTGTAAATGTTAAATACATTGTGTTTCAAGGCAACGTCATCAACCTTCACATTAGATGCACTGAATGAATCAATATTAGAGTTTCCAACTTGTTCAAATACATTATAAGCCTTTGACCCATTTGCAACTGTAGCATTTGAAATCTCAACACTTGGAGCATTCAATCCTACAAATGCATTGCTTGTGCCCTTGTCACCAGTCACTTCAACATTATCAAGTGTTATCGACCCATTAGCTGCTAATGAAGTCTCACTTGCTGCATTGATGTCTGATGCCTCAATGCTCTTAAATGTTTTACCTTTAGCGGCATTGAATGCCTCGTCACCACTGATGAACACATCAGTATCCTGTGGGTCTGTGATTGCATTAATATCTTCTGCCGTAGATGCAATCTCAGTTTCGTCATCGAAGAATCCGCAATCCAATACATTTGCGAACTTGATGCCATCCTTATCAACTGTGATAGGGTTCTTGATTGCTGGGGCTGAATATCCTGCTGCAATAGCCTTAACCTTATTTGATGCAATTGAAATACCATCACTTGCCTCAAGTCTCTCTTTGTCAGCCTTCTTGTCAATTGCTGCTTGTATGCCTTTAACTTTGATTCCATCCTCATCTACAACAAGGAATTCCTCACTGTGATTATTGTACTTGATTGATACAACGTTATTGATAATGTCAATACCATTTCCAGCTGTGTATATATCTACAAGGTCTTTAGTGTTAATGTAGATAACATTTCCATTCACAAGTTCAAGTTTAATCGCTGTATCGGGACCATCGGGGTCTTCATTAAATGTATTCTCGTCAACCCAAGTTCCGTGTACAACACTACCCTTATCAACAACAACATCCTTTTTGATTCTACCAATTTCAATGCCACCTTGTTTTATGATGTACTCTGAAGTAGATGTCGTATCATCAATTTCAACTTTAAGTTTGTCTTCAAGCTCGCTCTTAAGTTCTGCCAATGCATCAGCTACGGTGTGGTCTTCTGAAAATCCTGTACCAAGTTTTGCATTAACCTCTTCTATCGCCTCAGTTAATGTCTTGTCATCAAACCCATCACCAATTGTTTCGTTGATTGCTGAAACGGCATCTTTTAATTGTTCAACATCTGCTGCGCTTCCGTCAATGTCAAGAATTGTATAACTTGATTGCCCACCTCCGTTATCTTCCATCTCGTCTGCATTTGCATAGAAACCAACAATTGTTCTAATTATTGGGTCTCCACCGACCACAGGGTCAAGATAACGAGCCAATTTTGCAACACCATCATTTGTAGTTGCTTGTGTCAAACCTTGTATTGCTAACTCTTTGTTGGCATAGACCTTACCATTACGCAAAAGTCCAAATGAATAAAGATTTTTTATCATATGTTTTTATTGTTTTATTAACGTTATTTATAATAAATATTTTTTAATTCATTTTTTAAGAATCCTTTTTAACTGTATATACGGTGCTCTCACCATCTTGTGACACTTCAACGTGATACCCTTCTACAAGGAAACTTGTGTGCTCACCTTCTGCTGAGTTATCTGCTGGATTAAAGTCATAGAACTTACCGCCAGTTACAACAATCTTGGCAGTACCATTCTTATAGTTTGCATCATAGCAATTCAATAAAAACTTTTTATCTTCTCCAAGGTTTTTAAATGTACCATTAGTGATGTTAATTGTTCCAAGATAGCAATAAATCAATTCACCTCCGCTTCTGTCAGTTACATAAGTAGGTTCAGCTGCAAAGAATCCAGTAGTTCCGCTTAAGTTGATTACGGTATCAGCACCATTTGCCTCAACAGCAATGCGTCCCGCTGCATCGAAAGTACCATTGCCCATAATGGTAAGCTCTTGTTTTCCTCTTGTCATGATACAAGGATTATTTGTAGTTGCGCCACTGAATGTAAGGTTCTTTCCATTGAGATGCAATTTGGTCTTGTTTGCTGATGTTATTCCACCAGTGTATGTTGAGGTTGTTGTATCTTCACCCAACTTAACAATGCCACTTTTTTTCATCATATTGTTAAACGTACCGTCAGCTGGAACATCCCACTCAACATTTCCACCAAGTTCGCCAACAATATTCTTTAAGGTGAGTATCTCATTATTTGCTTTTACTATTTCAACTTCTTTCTCTGCCACAATTGCATCAACTTCTTCTTGTGTATAAACAACTGAAGCATCTGCTTTCCCACTTAATTCAGCATTGACATATTCTATTTTGGCATATTCATCTAGTGGTTGGTGCTCTGTTAAATATCCTTTGTTTTCCACCCATTCTTGTGTTGCATATCCATTAAGTGAATCTTGTGTCAAATAATCACCTTTTGGCTGGAATCTAGCGTCACTTTCTTCCTTTGTATATGCATCAGTTGAACCACTGCCTCCACTTAAGTATCTAGCATCACATTCTTCTTTTGTATACACTTCATCTTTTGTATAGACATCAGACTTGTTTGCCTTGGTTGACCTAAGTTCACTGACCTCTGCTGTCCTATTGTTTATCTCTTGCGTAATTTTGCCGCTTAAATTACTATCACCAAGTTCTCTTAATTGTGCTTCTTGTGAAACTGCTGTTCCTCTGTCATCGATTTCTTTTTGTACCTTTTCACTAAGTTGATTAAACTTAAACGACACTGTTTCAGTTGGGTTAATTGAGAAGTCGTTCCCAATAGTTTGTCTTATTAAGTTATCGTTCTCTGTTCTCTCAGTAGCTTCTTGCCTTATTGCAGCAGCAAGGTCTCTTTCAGATTGTGTTGCTCTGTTATATTCTTCAGTTTCCGCACTGATTGCCCTATCTCTCTCAACATTAATAGCATCTTGGACACCGCTGAGTTTAAGTCCATTTTCATCTACAGTCAAGAATCTTTCGCAATCTTCAGTAAGATTTATATAGAATTTTCCATCTATGTTTTTAAGTCCATCACCTGCTTCAACAACATCAATTAGGTCATCTAATGGTATTGTAACAATTTTGCCATTAACAAATGTTATTATAAGACTTTTTGTTGATGAATCGTAATATGCATCTTTAATAAGGTCTGAAGGAATTATATCAGACATGTAAGCGTATCCCCTTTCTTGCCCTTTAACATTCTTGAATACAAATGCTTGTAATGTTTCATTATATTCTACGGATGCGAATTCTTTACAGTCATTGATTCTGTTTTGCTGCAATTCTCTCTCTATTTGGTCTTTCTTGCTAATATAGTTTGAATTATCTTCATAGCCGTAAGGCTCATACATTCTGTATTTTCCCATTGTCTAATATCATTTTAATTTTTTATTTTAATAAATCTCATGTGCAAGCATTGCTAGAAGGTCATTTATTTTCATATATTCCCCTTCAATCCACATATAAATGTCTCCGTTTCTTCTTATTTCGAATGCATTTTTCCTATCGGAATCTGAAGTTCCATTTCCTATTGAGAATGAGGTTTTTTCAGAATCATCAGCGCCAGTATGTGTTGCGTTATATGTTCCAAATCCTACTTCATGTGGGTTGCTAGTCTGGATTCCTTCTCCTATTACTGTAATTGCACTGATTGCTTCCTTTATGTCATGTAGTTCACGATGCATTACATCGACAACCCCATTACCAGTATCCTCATAGTCACGTCTGTCATCACCATCCCATTCTGTCAACGCCTTAACTATATTACTAGTATGTGCTAAATCTCTAGATAATTGATTTTCGGCTCTCATTGCCCTACTTACCTCTTCTCTAATACCTCTTGTAAGAGTATCTTCGGCACTAGTGGCTCTATTTTCTTCAGAAGCAATTTTTGTGTCAATAGATGATTCTATTTCATTTCTTAACTGGTTAACATAAGATACATCTGCTTTTGCTGTTATTTTTTGGTCTAGTGCATAGTCTTGATTATCCACATAATCCCTTAATTCTCCAACCTTTACATCAGTATATGTTTTAGACTGAGAAAATGCTTGTTGGGCAACTTTATCTGCATATTTTCTAGTTCCATAGATTGTAATGTCGATGTCTTTATCTCCAGTTGTACCTCTTAGAGCATCATCACCAGCGGCTCTATCATTTGCTTCTTGGCGTAAACCATTTTCAAGTTCTCTTATTTTTCTATCTCTATTTAGGTTTTCTTCCCTAATGTCATCAATTCTAACATTTGTTGTGTCTATTCTAGCATCAAGAGCATTGTCACCGTTAATTCTATTTTGAATTTCTTGGTCAAGTCTATCACTAACCGTATTAACATTTCCGCTTACAATATCAAGCTGTGATTTATCTGCTTTTGTATCTCTAATATGTTGAAGGTCAGAATCTAGGATATTCATATCACGAATATAATCTGCCTTGTCAACCTTTGAGCTAAGATTGTTTGAAAGCGTGTCAACTTTAGACGTAAGTGTATCTACGTCTGACTTGTTCGCTTTATTTGGCAAAGATACATCATTTATGAGCCTGATTGACTCTGTATTCTGGTTAACTTGTCTTTGTATGCTATCAGTCGTATTTCTTAAATTCTCAACATCAGCAGTATGCTTTACTTCAAGAGTATCTAATCTGCCATCAATGTTATCAATAGCATCGTTAGTACTGTCTTTAAAGCGTGTATAATCAGAATTAAGTTGTGTATATTGGCTAGTTAAAGTGGTTTGAACGTCAGTAACTCTAGCATCTAATGCATTTACCCTAGTTTTAGTTGCATATTTTGAGTCTGCTTCGTTTTCTGTAATGTAGCCTTGATTTCTTATCCATTCTTTTGTCGGATATTCTTCAGACAAATCATCAAATTTCTCTTCTATTTCAGATTTGGTATATACATCAGATTTTTTGGCAAAAACATCATATGCCTCTGCCTTATCTATTTTTTTATCAATATTTGTTTCTAATGCATTTAACCTCTCGTTTGTTTCTTCCTCAAAAGTGGATTCTTGCGATAAATGTTGGGATAGTCTACTATCTACGTCATTAATTTGATTGGAAAGGCTTTCGATGTTATCGTAAATAGGATTGAAATCATCAACAATTTCATTGATTTTAGTGGTAATTTCTTCATCACGTTTTTCAAGTCCATCAATTCTTTCCCTATTTTTGTTGATTCCCTTCGCAAGCCATTTATTTATTTTGTCTTGCTTATCAACAAATGTATCAACTTTTCCGCTAAGTTCGTTAACAACAACAAGGTCAGCTTTATCTTTCGTTGCACTAGAAATAGAACTGATTTCCTTATCTTGCTCTCTATTTGTCTCACGAATATCGCTTAAGTCAACGTTTGGTAAACCCATATAAACGTTTTGGTCAACATATCCATAAAACTCTAAATGTCTTATTCTTTTTCCCATAATTTTATGATTAATCTTATAAATTACGTTTTTATTTTATGTTTAGTACTATTATTCTATAAATAGTATTTTTTAAGTAAAAAGATTAGCATATGAATAAAAAATAAAAATGGTGATTGAAATCACTTCAGCCACCACCTAATATTTACGTAATTAAAATTTGCATAAATGTTTATTGGAATAACACCTAGCGTATAACAAATATCACAAATATTTCAAAATTAATAATTTTTATATTAAAATATTTGGCTGTCTCAAATATTTTTCGTATATTTGCATCAAGAACAAATAGCATAAAATATGAAAAACGGTTATTGGAAATGCCAATTTGAAAACAAAAATGGCGAAATTATAGAGAAAACCATCTATGCGAAAACATCACACGGTGCGTTCAAACACACTTTTGAAATGGGTGTTAGAATTGGTATGTCTCCAAAATACGAAACTTTGAGAGAAGCCACTGATGAAGAGGCAAAAGAATTTAAGAAAATGATAAAAAATAAAGCAAAAAATTAAACTCTATGGAAGAAAATTTTGACAGAGAATACTACATCGCAGCAATATGCGATAAATTTGCTTGTGATGGTATTGACGTAGACCTTTATTTTGAAACAATAAACAAGGCAATCGACAAGACATTGGATGAATACACTGAGAATGGAAGTTTGTTAATCGAAGACTACGATATGTTTGACCAAGACCTTTATGCAAATGTATCAAATGGTTTGGAAGAACTGTATGATTAAAAGCCCGAATTAGAAAACGCATTAACCAAACATAACAGATTGCTAGAACTTTGTTCTGGCAATTTTTCTTCCAATGCATCAATTACAATCTTCAGTGTTGCTCCGCTGTTGATGTCCTCATCGAAAATCAAGAACTTGGCATTCTTGAACCTATTCATCAACTCTCCATTTGTCATATAGCCATCAGCAATTATGTATAAGTTAGATAAAAAAGGACGGAACATTTTCTTGAAATTAGTTATTTTAAACTTTTTGATATTAAATCTAAGTTTATATCCGTTTTTTTTCAAAATATCTGAGTATTTCTGCACTAGATTCATAGTTTCCATCAATAACTGATTAAACGCTTTTATTCCTATTTTCGTTTTTATTCTAAAAGAAACCTCGTTAAATATCCTTCTTGAATCATATTGCTTATTATATAGTTTATTCTTCTCCTTTAAAAAATTCTTAACCAAATGTGTTGATACATTATCGCCATCAAGGTTTTCTATGATTGTGTTGTATGCATAAATCATAGTACAGTCAAAAACCTCTTCTAATGATATTTTCTCCCTACTGTGGCTTTCAATTGATATATTACCAAATATGTCCCTATTATTATAAATAAAGTTACGGATTGGCTCGGATACAATATACCCAATTTCATTATATGCTATGTTTTTTGCTTGACTTTCAAATTCCAACACATCCTTTGGCGAAAAACCTTTTGACAATAAATCCTCACCATCAGCATACCTAACATTAATTACATTCCTCTTGAAAAAATCACTGATATATTTAATCCCTAGTTTATTGGATAAATTATGGCAATAATATTCATTGAATTTTGACGAAGATGGTGCTGAAACTATAAAATCTGGACTAAACCCCTCTTTCCTTAAAGCATAGGCTGCATAATTAACCGATTTATCCAAAAATTGAGAAACACTTGAATATTCATTGCCTCCGTTTAAACCATATTGCTGCTTAAAATGTCCGTCCTTAACTCCATTAAGGGAAAAATTTTGCGCAATATTTGGCGTTACGGAATTGTCATATCTTATATCCAACTGTTTCAAATTTCCATTTTGGTCTTTTTCCCTACTGTCTTTATCAATACCTAGTAACGAGTCGGTATTGCCATTTTGTCTTATAGTTCCGTGCTTAATCGCATCACTGAAATTGAAATCAGTCATGGAAAACAACGATATATACTTGACATCGGTGTTTGGAACAATACCAGTTATATATCTCGCAATATTATTACTATTATCATCAGAATTAGATACCCTACCATAAGTCATTGACCACCTATTATAGTCAGATTCTATTCTATTGATTGATTTTTTACACAAATCTATTATTCTGTTATCAGAAAAAGATGAAGTGAGCCATTTGTTTATTGCTGTTTCGGTTATTTTATCCAAACCATCTGGCAAGGAGCATCGCCCGACACGACCATTAGCAACATAATCAATCACTGCATTGTATGCTTCTATAGCAGCCTTCTTTGACGCATAATCTTGAGACAGTGATTTGGAAGTACCCATAGGCTTACCATTTTTTGACAATATCTTTCCATTTAAAATATCATCTTTTGTTCCGAACACACGAGTATCAACACTGTTAGCACCCTTGTTGGAATTGTTGTCTTTCCTCTGATTTACGGACAAATTTAACATACCATTATCTAAACGAGTCCAATCAATGCCCTCCAATGCTAATAGCCTTGATTCGTTTATATAGATTTTTTTTAAACTATTGTCTTTCGTATATAATATCATAAAACTTTTCTGCCAAATACCTTGTTTATTGATTCAATAATCGCACGTTTGATTATTCCTTCATTTTTTTCCCATTCATAGTCAATGTTATCCCTCTCACCGTTATAGGTGTAGTAATCCCCTAAATTTTGTTGTTTCTGAGGCTTCTGAGGCGTTCTAACCGTCTGTTGACTATCGTAGTCCAATAACTCCTTCAAATGCCTTGTAAGGGCTGTATATAAGCTTTGGTCATAGCCTTTCTTCCCACCGACTCTCTTCATATGGTATCCTAGTTTCTCAGCAAATGCATGAATTGACCTAGGAGAAATATTCTTTCCTAGAGACATCCTAAACTTCTTGCTCATTTCTTGTGCTGACCATATCATAATTTAACATTTTTTATATAAATATTTGCTTTTTACGGTTTTTTAACATATCTTTGCATAAACTAAGAAGTGATGGCATCTTGGTATGACCTATAGCTTCCAATAACGATATTAACAATTCAAATTAATGAAAGAAATTACAACAGAGGTTGTCAACACATTCCTCAATGGTCACGACCCAATGGAGCACATTATAGACATTGAATGTGCTTTCGATGAAGACCAAGTTAGCATTATCTATGTTGACAAAAATGGTGTCAAACGCATTAAGAAAGATGATTTCAAACCATTCGCTTGGGTTAAACACAGCGCAGCAATCAGACTCTTCGATGGCAATAAGGCGAAACTCAGAAGCGCAATGAGGAGATACGGAATTGCCGTTAAAGCCTTAATTACATCCAAGGATGGCGAAGAACCAAACGAGAGATTGGAAAACGGCTACAAATATCTTTTCCATGCAACTAGGAAAATGTCCAACAAGGTTTTCCAAATGTTCTTCCAAGAAGGTGGCGTTCCCCTACAAGAACGTAAAAAAACTAACGCCCAAACAGAATCCAATAAAGAATATATGGTTGTTACACCAGTTGAACAATATATGATTCAAACTGGACGCAGACTCTTTAAAGGATATGATTCATATGACCAATTGCTTAGATTCATCTTCGACTTGGAAACACAAGGTCTTAATCCTAGAATACATAGAATTGAACAAATTGGTATACATTCTAATAGAGGATATGATAAAGTTCTATCTGTTGAAGGTAATACAAAAGAGGAATTAGATAGAAACGAACTTAAAGCAATCGAAGAATTCTTGAAGATATTGGCAGAACTGAAACCAGACACAGTTGTTGGGCATAACTCTGAAAACTTTGACTGGGATTTCCTCATCGTCCGTTGCGAGCAATTAGGCGTTGATTTCTCAGAATTATCCACAAAATATTTTAGACATCCAATATATAAGAAAAAGAAAGAAGCAGTCCTTAAACTAGGTGGAGAGGTAGAGTATTATTATCCTACAATTATGTGGGGTCATAATGTATTGGATTCACTTCACGCTGCAAGAAGAGCGCAAGCAATTGACTCTAACATGAAATCATCAAACTTGAAATATGTAACCAAATACCTAAACTTGAAAAAACCAAACAGAGTATACGTTCCTGGAGATAAAATCACATCAACTTGGAACATAAAAGAAAAAGTATTTGGCTTTTCAGACGTTGATGGTGATTGGTATAGAGTAACGGATAGAAAACCGTTATTACCAAACTATGAACTTGTAAGCGGAAGATATATCGTTGAACGTTACCTTTTAGATGACCTCTGGGAAACAGATAAAGTAGAAGATAGACTAAACGAATCCAACTTTCTAGTTGGTAAAATGCTTCCAACTACATTCTCAAGGGCTTGTACAATGGGTACAGCTGGCATTTGGAAACTTATTATGATGGCTTGGTCGTTTGAGAATGACCTTGCAATTCCAGCATTAGGAAAGAATAAAAAATTCACTGGTGGCCTTTCAAGACTTTTGGTAACTGGATTCATTGGAGAGCAAGCAAAATTAGATTTCAACTCATTGTATCCTTCGATAATCCTAACTTGGGGAATTCCAAATGAAGTTGACCCTAGTGGTGTGCTTAATAAAATGCTTAATTATGTTCTTGAGCAACGAGAAAAATATAAAGAACTTAAACGTAAAGCAGGAGCAAAAGTAGACGAATTAAAAGAAGCCTTAGACAAATGCACAAATGAAGCAGAAAAAGAACATATAAAGAAAGAAATTGCATATTGGAAAGCAGAAAAAAGCGGAAACGATAAGAAGCAACTACCTTTAAAAATTCTAGGCAACAGCTACTTCGGAAGCGCAGGAAGTCCTGGTATCTTCCCTTGGGGTAATCTAATTGCAGCAGAAAAAACGACTTGTATTGGTAGACAGATGCTTCGATTGATGATTTCTCATTTCAAATCATTAGGATACACGCCTATCGTTGGTGATTCATTCACAGCAGATACACCATTATTCATAAAATATGATGACAGTGGGCTAATAGACATCAAGCCAATATGTGAGTTAATTGGTAAGACTGAGACAGATATTTTAGGTAGGGAATATGATACCTCCGAAAAACCATTTAAAGTGCTGTGCAGAAGTGGATGGATGAAGCCTAATTACATATACCGTCACAAAACAAATAAGCCGTTATATGAGGTTTCTGAAGGTAATATGAGCGTTACAGTAACAGAAGACCATAGTTTGTTCAATGATAAGCAAGAGAAAATTAAACCTTCTGAAATAAACGAACAAACTAAGTTAGAATACTATAGCAAACCAATAGATACTGATAGAGATTTTAGGTGGCTTACAAAACAAAGGGCTAGAATAATGGCAAAAAAGATATTAGACGGAACAGTTGACAGAGTATCGGTTGCATTACTTAACACAGATGATATTAGCTGCATTGAAGTATTCTTAGATGAATTCAAATATATGCCATTAGGAACGTTCTCCAAGACTTGTCAAGCTGGAATAATGTTTTTAAAAAACAAAATGAATGAAAAAGCTAACAACTGCTGAATTTATAGAAAAAGCGCGTAAAAAACATGGAGATAATTTTATCTACGATAAAGTAATATATGTAAAAACTAATTTGGATGTTTTAATAGGGTGCAAAAAATGCGGGAAATATTTCACACAAACCCCAAACAACCATCTAAGAGGCGAAGGCTGCTCTTTTTGTGCGCATAATCAAAAGATGAATACTAATGATATAATAGAACGTATACACAAAATACATGGCAACAAATACGACACATCATTAGTAGAATATAAAACTACTGAAAATAAAATTAGTCTAATATGCCATAAAAAAGATGAATTTGGTAATGAACACGGTATTTTCCAAGTGACTCCACACGCATTAACAAGTTCAAAATGCGGATGCCCCAAATGTGCCAACAAATATAGTAATAAAGATAGATTCGTTAAATTGGCTAACTTAAAATATAATAATTTATATGAATACAATAATTTTGTTTATAATGGCGCATTTTTTGAATCATATATAACTTGCAAAATACATGGAGATTTTCTTTGCCCTCCAAATAGGCATTTAAATGGTCAAATGTGTCCTAAATGTGTCGGAAGCTCTATGGAAAAAGAAATATCATCCTATTTAGACGCCAACAAGATAGAACACAAAATGAGAAAACATTTCGATTGGCTAGGTAAACAAGAACTTGACATCTTTATACCAAAATATAATATTGCAATTGAATGCCAAGGCGAACAGCATTTTAAGCCAATCGAATTTTATGGAGGGGGTAAAGAATTTGAAAAAATAAAAAAACTAGATTGCCAAAAAAGAAAACTTTGCGAAGAAAATGGGGTAAAATTATTATACTATAGCAACTTAGGTATAGAATATCCATATAAAGTTTATGAAAATAAAGAAGAACTTTTAAAAGAAATAGTAAAATGAATAATATTAATGTAAAAAAAATGGAGGACTGCCAAGGCATCGGTGTTGTGTACGACATTTCATTGGACGGAACAGTAGTTAACGCCCTAGGAATGAACGTAATAAGCAACACCGATGGCTAGCTAGGTTTTAACTTTAAATTGCCAGAAACATATAGATATACAGATGAGCACCCTTATATTGGAAAAGGATTGGGTAGAAACGTTAAAAAAGGCGAGCATTATACGAAAGTGAGAGCTGATGTTGCAGAGTTTGAGGATACATTCTTGAACACTTGCTATAACGGTGGTTGGCAGCGATATGGCCTTGATATTGACGAATTCATATCTAGTTCAATAAACCTATCAAGAAAGAACTATGGCGATAAATTGCCAGACGGGTCAACCAAAAAAGTTGGCAACACAATTAAATCTAGAAAAATGAGTGGATACCTTGAAAAATTCATTGATGAGGGAGTAGATTTGCTTCTTAGAGGTAATGGATATAAATTTCTATCAAACTACTATGACTATATAGAAAAGATATATAATTACCAAATTCCAATTAAAGACATAGCATCAAAGGGTAATATCAAAAAATCCATTAAGGACTACATCGCAGATTGCAAAACATTAACTAAGGCTGGGTCTAAAAAATCTCGTCAAGCTTGGTATGAATTGGTAATTAAAGAAGGTATCAATGCAAATGTGAGTGATACAATCTATTATATCAACACTGGTACTAAGAAAGGACATTCAGACGTAAAACGTGTTACACATTTATACTATTACCTTGATGGCGAAAAAACAGAAATAACAAAAGAGATAGAAAAGTTGTATAAAGAACAAGATAAAACATTACCAGATTATGTGAAAAAAACTCGTCTTGAACTTGCAAAAGAAAAATATGGAAACACCGTATTTGATGAGGATGAGATAATACTCAACTGCAAATTAGTCCCAAATGAAATCCTTGATAAAGAGGAAGATGTTCTTTGCAGTGAATATGAAGGGTTGGAATACAATGTGGAGAAATACATTGACCAATTCAATAAAAGAATAACGCCATTATTGGTTTGTTTTCATCCAGATATTAGGAGTAAAATATTGATAAATAACCCAAAAGACAGACTTTTCTTTACAGAAGAGCAATCTAAATTAGTAAGCGGTTATCCTAATAAGGAAGAAGACCAAGATACGTTTGAGGCGTTGATGACCCCAGAAAGAAAAGAGATAGAATTTTGGGTTAAAATTAATGAAACACCTCCTTTTGTTAAAGAATGCAATATTGATTGGGATACATTAGTACAAAAACACTTGGAAGAGGTTGAAAACGAGAAAAACGAACTCTTTGAAGCAGAAAACTCCAAATACCTTGAGGCATTGGAAACAATCACAAATAAAGACGTTGAAGAATTTGAAAATGAAGGTAAAATACCAACTGTATTATCATCAATAGTAACGTTAGGCTCTGATATGAGGTTCTATTTCAAAAAAATACCAAATAAAACTCCATCTACTGGCGGTTTTATTTTCGATGATATACAATGGGATTACACTGAAAAATTTGACGAATAAGAAAAAAGGTTAGGAATTTTCCTAACCTTTTTTATTCATTTACTGTCCATTATGGTATCTTACACCATTTCTGTACTTTCTATCATAATAATTCATTGCAGTTGCCGCTTCATCTGTTTGATATTTATCATATGGAGTGCCCACACCATTTCTAGTATATAAGCCGCAATTCCAAACATTGCTTAAGTATAAGCCGTTAAACTTAGCCTCTTCTCTATATCCAAGCCCTGTTAAATCAACAATTCTTAATACGTTTGTATCTGTAAATTCTGATTGGTTACAAGTTGGTTCTTCGCCAATTGTTTCTTCAATACAGTCGCCTGAATATGATGTAATTATAAGGTCTTCGTCCTCTTGCCATTTACCACTATCATTACCATGAGAAAGTCTTACATCGACAACAACCATTTTATTGTCTGCAACATATGGGTCTTGTTCAACTTTAGTTGACGTAGTAACTCTTTCGCTACCATTAAAAGATTGTCTAATCAACGAGCAAACAGCTTCTTCAAGTATAGCATCTGCGTTTGCAAATGTAGTCGCAGTTGATAACAAGCATCCTTGAGTTGTTGGATAATTAATAATTTTATCACATTGACCCTTTACGCCAAGGACATCCTCAACCATTTCAGTTTCTGCGCTAATACATTCAAAACCGCCAGCAACTTCACAAAGTTTTCTGTCAAGTATTACATCGGCTTCGTTCATATTAGTTGCTGCACTAATGAAACAAGAATCAATATGTTTAGGATACTTGAATGGCGTACCGTCAGCGTTTATTCCACATGGGGGAACTGTGAAGCCAATAACATTTTCTTGAGTAATGTTAACTTCTCGCCACAAACAATCTACATCTTCCTCAACATTTGTGATTCTAGTATGCGCTGAGCACAAGTACTTATCAAGTATCACATCTGCATCATACATATCAGTTGCTGCACTAATGAAACAAGCACTTTCTTTCGGCGAATATGTGAACCCACTACCACATTCTTGGTTAACTTTATGCCCTAAAACAGCAGTTTCAACTTCTTTAAGTTCATGTTGAGCACACTCTGCAATATCAATTGCTTCTGTAATTGCTGAACCGCTTACATAAAGTCCATTGTTCCTAATTTCAATAATGTTGTCACTACCCTCATCAGGTTTTCCATCGCCATTACGGTCATCAGTGATAAGTACTCTACCCCAAATAATGTCAACTGTACCAGTTTCAGTAGATTGGTCTTCTTTATGAAGTTCAATTGCACTCTTTTCAGATGGGTTCTGTACATCCCATTCGTTAAATAAATCAGCTACTGGGAATTTCACTGTAGTGTCCTCACTTTCTCCAGCTCTACGATATGTAACAACCAAAACCTTTTCCGTATGGTCATAACTAATATCTTTGATTAAAGAACCAGGACCAAGTGTTACGGTATTAATGATTTTACGTTCTTGACCAACACCATCATAAATTGTAAGTGCGTTTGCTGATTCATTATATCCAATAGATACTGTTGCATAAAGTCCACCTTTTATGTCTGAAACTTTAATGATATTCTCTGGCGTATTGGCAACAATAACGCTGTGTCTAACTTCATCTGGGTCTGCTCCACTATTACGAACTCTCTCATTATGAATGGTTGTCGTATCGAAGAATTCTATTGGTCTGATTACTCTCCAGATATGTGCATCCTCAGTCTCTCTTGTTTCTTTTTCAGTGTCAATTAAAACTTTAAGATTGCTTTCTTCATCTTGTGCTCTTTGAATCTCAAGATTAAGATTATTTTCAATCTGGTCTTCTCTTCCTTTAGCTCTTGCAGCCTCATCTGTAATCGCAATCTGTAAATCTCCATCTTTTTCAGTTCTTACGATTACTTCGTTGGAAATCTGCGTTTGTAAATCCTCATCCTTTGTGTTTGAGCGTTCAATCTCACGGTCAAGTTTTATCTCAATACGCTGTTCTTCTCCAATTGCACGGTTAGACTCATTAGTAATCTGTTGCTGCAAATCGTTATCTTTAGAAATACGAGCATTCCTTTCAGTTAAAATTTCACTATCAATTTTCTGGTCGAGAGTTGCGTCCGCATTTTGTCTAGCTGCTGTCTCAGCATTAAGTTGCTGTGTTATTGCACTTTCAACAGTCTTAGCACGGTCTTCTTCTGCATGAATTGCTCTATTTAGTTCATCATCAGCATTTCTACGATTCTCGATTTCAGCCCCTAAATCTGTTCTAAGTTCGTTGATTTTAGTATCGTGTTCATTATCCTTTGTGTTTGAGCGTTCAATCTCACGGTCAAGTTTACCTTCAATGCGCTGTTCTTCTCCTGTTGCACGAGTAATTTCTGCTGAAAGCCCATCCTCAAGTGCATCAATATCTGCCTCTGTTACATCTAGCCTTCCCTCAACAGAGTTCATTCTGTTTTCAAGGTCAGTTATTGGTTTTCTTGATACATAAAGAGCACCATCATCGTTAATCAAGATATTATCCTCATGTGTTGCTATTATTGTTTCTGCTGAAAGAACGTCTTGTGTGCTGCCACTTTCTCTTGTCTTTGATAGTTTAATTGCCCCAATTGTACTTTCAGAAACACGCCATTCATTAATCAAATCATGGACTGGAACAACGACATCAGGCATTCTCTTGCCATCAACTGTGTATTCAATGATAACTGCCTCTCTTGTTGGGTCGTAATAAATCTTATCAACCACAGAATTTGTCTTGAGGTCGAATATTTTAGTACCGTTTGTTGTTTTGAAGATAAGTTGGTTAGTTCCAACCTCTTCATTAAACTCATAAGAAAGGTCAACACCAGCATAAAGTCCGTCAGCGTTTAGTTTAATAATGTTAGCCTTATCGTCTTCAACTTCCTTACTGAGGTTAACCTTGATAACTGGTCTTACTGCATCAGTCTTATCAACGTCAATTGAATGGTCGATATTAATGACATCAATTAATTTACCGCTAGTGCTTGCGCTTAATGCATCAATCTCTGTTTGCAGTTTAACATCCTCTCCAATACGTTCTGACTTTTCCTTATTGAACTCGTCTCTTACAGTATTGCGAATATTGAAGCCATCACCAAGTTCATCGTCAAATTTTTTCTCAATTCTTTGTTCTTCTCCCTTTGCACGAACCACTTCAGCCTCTACTTTTGCGGAAAGTAAGCCTATTGTAGCGGTATTAGAATCGGTTTTTGCTGAAATTGTGTCAGCCTTATCTGACAATTCATTGAACTTATATGTTACTGTTTCGTGACCATCGGTAGTGAATCCAGTACCAATTGTATCTTTAATTGCAAGAATCTCTCTATCGTGTTCAGTATCCTTGCCCTTTGAGCGTGTAATCTCAGCATCAAGTTTTCCATTAAGTTCTTCTTCTGCTGCCTCTGCCCTCTCAACTTCAGTGTCAAATTCTACCCTTAACGTGTCTACTTTTCCACTAGTCTCGTTAAGCCTTGCGTTAATATCAGCATCATTGGCATTAAGTTTGTCAAGTTCATTGCTTACGTTACCGTTTTTGCCATACTTGATATTATCCGCAGTACCCTTAACAAACAACTCATGGTTTTTATCAACCAATATATTATCTGTGTCGTTATAAATCTTTACATCAGCAGAAACTTTATCATTACCAGCAATTACTCTTTCTTTATGCAATTTGACATTATGGCCTTCATTCTGAATATCCCACTCGGTTATCATATCTCCAATTGGAATATCAACTGTCTTTATCTCGCCACTTCCATCTATATACTTTATAACTAAAGTTTCGGTAGATGGGTTATAATATATATCTTCAACAACATCTACTGTACTAAGATTGAATTCCTCAACAGTTGTTCCACCAGTGGAATTAGACGTTGTAAAAATAAGTTTATTCTCCTTGCTCTTATATTTCAACTGTGCAGTTGCATAGAAACCATCGACTTTCTCATAAATGATATTTGTGCTATCATTTGATGCATTTTTGGTAGCATCTTTTAATGCTTCTTGCACACTAATCGCTTTTCCGTCCTTAAAATAAGTAATATTACTTGCAGTACCGTCAACATACAAATATCTACCATCATTGGTTTTGTTCAAGATATTATAGGTTCTTCCAGAATCAATTCTAACGTCAGCCCTTAAAATATCTTGGAAAGGCTCTACATGGTGATGTTGAGCCTCATCCCCATATTTGATTTCCTCTTTTTTAAGGACTATTGGTGTAGTTGAAGCATCACCTTCGGTTGTCCACTCACCAACAAGATTCTCAAGGCTTATAACTACTTGTTCACCATCTTTTCTAATAAGGTGTAATGACTCGTCCTTTCTATTGTAATATCCATCAACCACATAATAGTCATAAAGAGGAACTTCTGTTGTTTCATCATTAACAATGAAAGTGAATTTATCATCGCCTGGAGTAAACTCCAACTTCACGAATGTGAACAAACCATCCTTTGTGTTTAAGAGAGTATTTGGTCTCCTACGGTCATTAAATATCTGGCTTTCAGCCACAACAACATCACCACTGATGATAGTACCGTCTTCAGTTTTCTCGTTATAGAGTTTTAACGTATTGCTGTCCTTAGTGATTATTGACAAACCTTTCAAAGCACCTTTGATAAACTCCCACAAGTCAGCAATCTCTTGTTCAGTCTTGTCAATATCAATAATACAATATCTATTCTCATTGAAAGATTGTGTATTATTGGTATCTGCGCCAATCGCTAAAATAATATGAGGATTTGGAGCAGTCTCATTTGGGTTATAGATAACTTCTCCCTTAGACGTTATCTCTATAATTTTATTGTCATCCTCATCATTCTTATACCTAAGAACTGCTGGTTCTGAGAACAATGAATACTTTAATGTCTCATCATCGCGTGTAATGCCAGAAGCAGCATTTTTAATATCCTTAAAAATGTAGTCTATAGCACGCTCCCTAGAATTGAATATAGGGCTGTGATGTCTAAATTGTAATCTATCATTCATTTTATTATATATTGTTTTCAATGTTATTATATCTCACCAAAATCAGCATCAAACTTAATCTTGATGAAATGGTCTTCATTTCCGTCCTTAGACTCAAGAATCATATTATAGTTATCTCTGCCAACAGCTTGGGCACGTAACTGATAAGGATTCTTTGATGGGTCAAGTAACTGTCCATCAATTTCATTTTCTCTTGCCGTTGCCCTTTGGGTTTCAGTCTCAATCTTATCGTCAAGTACCGTCTCAGCACTGATTGCGCGTTGAGTTTCAGCCTCAATCTTATCGTCAAGTTCCTCTTCTGCTGCCTTTGCTCTCTCAACCTCTTCGTCAATCTGTTGCTGTAGGAACTCGTCAGCCTCTGTCCTAGCAGAGATTTCCTCATCCAGTTTGTCGTTAAGGTCTTTAATGCTAGCGGCAAGTTCTGTCTCAGCACTGATTGCTCGTTGAGTCTCGGCATTCAAGCCTTCCCAAAGTTCAATATCGGCTTGTGTTCTTGCTGATACCTCCTTATTTAAGGCTTCCCAAAGTTCTTCGTCACCCTCAGTTCTAGCAGATATTTCCTTGTTAAGCGCATCCCAAATCTCTGTATCGGCAGATTCACGCTCTTCACGTTCGGTCTCAATAGCACCACTAAGCGCCTCATCAGCCTCAATTCTCTCTTCCCTTTCTTTCTCAATGATAGGGATTATAATTCTAAGAAGTCTCTCGATTGCTAAATAATCAGTATTTACAAGGTCTTGGTTACAAGAAGACTGTGATGTAGTTCCGCCAGTAGTAAATACTC